TTCAAAAAAAATAGCTTTCTATTTTATTTCTATTTTACTTTTTTTTGGTTTTTGGAAACGAATTTGGTTTCTATTTAGGACCTATTTTAGGACCTAACTTTTCCCGAAAATAAACTAGCTTTCTATTTTGGTCCTATTTTACTTTTAATAGCTTTTTTGGTTTCTAATTTTAGTTGAAATAGAAACCAAATAATTTAAAGATAAATTTGTATAATAATTAAAATGGAAAATTATAATCTTACCATTAACAACAAAGAAGTATTTGAATTTTATGATAAACACAACCTTGATTTCGAAAATATGAATATTTTATTTTTAAATGTTTTAAAAAAACTTATTTCAAATATGGACACATCTTTTAATTCTAATTTGGCATCAAAATTGTTAGAAAATGTTTCTCAATTATCATCTAAAGTTGATTCGATTGGAAATAATATTATTAAATATCAAACAGATATTTCATCTCTTCTAACAATAAAATTTACAGAATATAGAAAAGAATATATCGACGACTTGAAAATGATTTTAATATCGAATAATGTTGAACATATTTCTCCTTTGATAAAAGAAACAAATACCTCTTTGTTAGATAAAACAACTAACATGATTAACGAAATTATACCGAAAAATCAAGATCTTTTATCAAAGGATATTAATTCTAATTTCAAATTATTACAGTCTTCTATATCTACAGAAACAACCAAACTATTAAATTCTTCATTAGATAAAAAAACTATTGACGATTTTTTAAATAATATTAATTCAGTTATGGGACAAACCCATCATACTCTAACAACCCTTGTATCTTCTTCAGAGAATCGAATTGAATCCAAGTTGTTAGATTCTGATAAAAAATTAACTGAAATCAAACAAATTTTTTCAGAAAATAATTCATCTCAACAAATACTTCAAACCAGCGTTAGTGAAATGTTGAAAAAATTCGAAAAGGGCGTGGGTAAAGGAAATATATCTGAACATGTTACTTATAATATATTGCTTTCTTTATTTCCATGCGCACAAGTTGATCATGTGGGAAATGAACAAAAGGAAACTGGTGATATTATTTTGATTCGAAATAATAAACCTAAAATTTTAATTGAAAATAAAGATCACGATTCTAAAAATGTTCCGAAACATGAAGTAGAAAAATTTATTAGAGATTGTGAAATTCAAAATTGTTGTGGAATTATGTTTGCGCAAAATAGAGGAATTACAAATAAACAAAATTTTGAAATACAAATTAATAATGGTAATGTATTATTATATGTTCATGAAGTAAATTTCGATGTAGATAAAATAAAAACGGCTATTGAAATTGTTGAAAATTTTAAAATAAAACTTGATGAAGTTATTGTAAAAGAAGATGGGTGTATTATCGAAAAGGATATGTTAGAAGATATTAATAAAGAATTTATTAATTATGTAAATCAAAAATATATTCTTTTAAAATTAGTAAAAGATTTTAATGAAAAAATGAATTCTTCTATTAATGAATTAAAAATGCCAAACTTAGAAAAATACCTTTCTTCAAGATTCGCTTTTTCAAGCAACCAAGCAGATAATATGTGTAAATATTGTGAAAAATTTATTCCAAAATCTATGTCCCAACATTATCGATATTGTAGTGCTAAAAGAGATTTTGATATTAAAAATGGAATACAAACCGATCTACTTTTGTTAGAATCTTCTGAACCTATTAACGTTGAATTAACTACATCAGTTTTGGAAACAAGTGTAAAAGAAAGACCTAGTAGAAAAGTGAAGAAATAATGTTGATTTACACAATTAGTTTAATTATATATTTTTTATTGAAATATATTTTATATGGATAAAATTACTATAAATTATTATGATGATAACAATCTATCATCTACTATTCATTCAACCACGAACTCAAAGATACTCTCTCTAGTAACAGATATTCATTCAAATATTTCTTCTATCAATTCAGATATTATAATCAAACTACATGAATCAAAAAAGGAATACATAGAAGACTTAAAAACAAAGAAAAATAAATAAAATAAAACAATTTAAAGATTAATTTATTTTATTTATTGAATTCGATAATTCACTACGTGATTTATTAACTTTTGTATAAATTTTTTTTTGTTGTATAGCAATACATGGGCTCACTAAAATGCGTGAACACTTAATAATTTAACATGATTTCAATCTGTTCGGGAGAATTTTTCCAAGGAACCATCAATTTATGGTATTCATCCAGATCGGTTATATGAGTGATACACTTCGGATTTCCATATTGAAAAAAACTCGGACAATATACAGTTTTTATATTTGTTGACAAATCAAGAAGAGCAGGTAGAAATGTCCCAAAACTTATTACAATATTAACTGCAGACAAAACTATTTTAACATCTTCTTCTAAATTTTGTTTTTTAAAAATAATTTTTGGATATAACTCTAATAATATGTTTATACAAGGATTTACCGTGTCTTCAGCAATTAAATATAGTGTTTCATAATTAGTATGTTCAATTATATTTTTGTAGTATGATAATGGAGGTGTCACATATACCGGATGAGGATTTTTATCTTGAAAAATATCCCCACTTCTTATGTGTAATACTAAATCATTATTACCTAAAGAATTTACATTATTAATTGCAAAAATATCTTTCAAAATCATATTTGACTCATTTACATTAATTTGAAACAAAGATTTGTCAATATTTTTAATACCTTCTATTAAAAAAAAATTGGTAACGTCCGTTATTTTTTTGTCTTCAATTGTGACATTTTTATTAATAACTAAATACGTTGTGTTTAAAAATGGATGGGTTGGAAATATTATATTATAATTGTAGTATAAAGCAATCTGTATTGCATTTTTTATTGCCATTAAAAAATTACCGAGTCTGTGCGCCCATGTGAATTTTAAGTTCATACACATACAATAGAAAAAATACGTATAGAAAAAATATGTATAAAAAAATACGTATAAAATTATTATTTTTATTTCTTGTATACTATAGCAATACCAATATGGGCATCTCGCTAAAATGCGGAGCCACCAAATCCCATTTCTCTTATAGAGTATGGGATAATTTTAGAATTGCTATGTCTCAAGCTTGTATGCAATATATTAAAAATTGCGAAGAGAATACTAATTCTTTAATTCTAACAAACATAACCTATCCTTGCAATCAAGATACTTATGATTTGTTAGACTATTTAATATTCATTATTAAAAATATTGAATCTATAAAAAATATAGGTATCATCGGAATTTATTATTTATTAATTATATCAGATAAAGGCTATTATACTTATGAAAAATCAAAAGATATTTTGGATACAATCCAACTACTATCTCCTTACATAGACAAAGATATAAATTTGTATACAAATTTATTTGAAAAAAGTTTTCAAGAAAAACAGAATGTGTATATTTTGTAATGTAGTTATGTATTTATGTATTTATAATTATTAATTACACCATGTATGGTGCGGTTTTTTAGGGAATTATTATTTCTGTAAAACAAATTATATTTTATCTATTTATAATGGAAGAACACGACGACTCGGTTGCACACGAAGTGCATGTTTTGGTTGCTGAAGACCCAAACCCTGATTTCCCACCGGAAGATTGCTCAGGATGTAGTTACGACTCTTCTGGCTGCAATTGCTGCTCTTGTAAAGACGGAAGAAACGGAAAAGATGGTAAGGACGGTAAAGATGGATTAGATGGTCTGAATGGTAAGGACGGAAAAGACGGGTTAGATGGTAGGGATGGAAGAGATGGACGTGACGGGGTGGATGGTGTGGATGGTGTGGATGGACTAAACGGATGTCGAGGGCCAACTGGACATATGGGTCCTACCGGCGAAATGGGACCTACCGGCTATACTGGCGAAACGGGTCCTACCGGCCCTACGGGCGAAACTGGGGCTACTGGTGATATGGGACCTACCGGCCCTACTGGTGATACTGGCCCTACGGGAGAAATGGGACCTACTGGTGAAACTGGTCCTACAGGTCATATGGGACCTACTGGTGATACTGGACCTACGGGAGAAATGGGACCTACTGGTGAAACTGGTCCTACAGGTGATATGGGACCTACTGGTGATACTGGCCCTACGGGAGAAATGGGTCCTACTGGTGATACTGGCCCTACGGGAGAAATGGGCCCTACCGGCGAAACTGGCCCTACGGGAGAAATGGGCCCTACGGGCGAGACTGGCCCTACGGGAGAAATGGGCCCTACGGGCGAGACTGGCCCTACCGGCGAAACTGGCCCTACGGGAGAAATGGGTCCTACTGGTGATACTGGCCCTACGGGAGAAATGGGTCCTACTGGTGATACTGGGCCTACCGGCGAAACTGGCCCTACGGGCCCTACCGGAGAAACAGGTCCTACTGGACCATATGGCCCCTTTACACCTGCTTATGTGTTTGTATATTCAACTTTAGTACAGAGTATTCCTCTTAATGGTAATGTTTCATTTGAAAATGTTGGACCAATATTAAATTTTACTATTAGTAGTCCACTTGATATATACTGTGACGTAAGTGGTGTTTATTTTCTAAGTCTGACAGTTGATACATTAGAACCAAACAGTTGCGCGGTGTATGTTAATAATATTCTTAGTCCAGGATCATGGTTTGGTGCTAACGCAACAGCACAAGATATTTGTACATGTATTATTGTATTACAGGTAGGTGACCATGTAGAATTACGAAATCAAAGTTCTCAAGGAGGTACCATTAATTTACATCCTTTAGGAAGTGGTGCCAATCCTACGGCGGGACAAACTACAGCGGCCTTTTCATTATTCCGAATCGCATAAACTAGATTTACATTTATACAAATTTTACAGTTGTAATTACAAAATAATAATTCTAATTACAACACTATTACCGTTTTACTTTAATGTGTTATTTTAGTAAAAAAAACATATTTATAAAGAATATATGGAAATTACAAATTCTTATGTCACGGATTTTTATACAAGAAACGCCTTTATAGATTTTGAAAAAGCAAATGTTTGTCTAGTAGATTTGTTAAAATGCTGTATGGACACCAAGGAGAGTTCTGATGAAAAAATAGATAACACTATAGAAAAAGGTGACTTTAAGATGGATTACAATTATCAATCCAACCCAAACTTATCTAAGGGTGCATCAGGAGAGAAACAAATAGAAATGATATTGAATAAATTGAATCCTTCCGAGGAAATCATCCAAAACACTGATGAAACCATTTTTGGTGATTTTATCATTCTAGGAAAAAACCGTCCTAATATAATTGTTGAAAACAAAGTCAGCGAAACAAACATCAAACCAGGAGAGATAGAGTCTTTTATTCAAACATGCAAAAAACATAAATGCAACGGTGTGTTAATGTCTCAGCATACTGGAATTACAGGCAAAAACAATTTTGAAATGGATATTATTGATTCGAATGTTATCATTTATATTCATAAAGTAGAATACGACGAAAACAAAATCCTGTTGGCGTTTGAAATCATGAATAAATTGTATAATAAAATAAAACTCATGAATCTAGATAACAACAGCACTATTTCAAAAGAGGTATTATACGAAATAAATAAGGAATACCAACTATTTGTCACTCAAAAAGAAGAACTACAAAAATTTGTGAAAAATAACCAAGTACAAATGCTGAACCAGATTGAAAATATTAAATTAACGAATTTAACCAATTACTTATCCACCCATTTTGCCAATATAGAAAAAAAAGGAATTCATAAATGTAATTTATGTAATTTTTACACTTCCAACACATTAAAAGGTATGGCGGCGCACAAAAGAGGTTGCAAAAAAAAGTATCCTGGTCAAAGTTAAATATAAAATAATTATATATTTTAATGTATGAATGCAATTCAAAGTGTTTTAGAGAAATGCAACGCCACAAGAATAAATAAAAATTGTACAATTCATAATATTATCAAAAAAAACATTATTGACCAAAGTAAAGAACCGTTCTACATTATTGATTTAGGAACTTTAGTTGAATTATACGACTTATGGATGACACATTTGCCGAATATACAACCTTATTATGCCGTAAAGTGTAATCCAAATAAGGTCATAATAGAAATGCTACATTCTTTAGGGTGTTCTTTTGATTGTGCATCCAAAAATGAAATAAATACAGTATTAAAAATAACGAATGACCCGAATAAAATCATTTTTGCAAATCCTTGCAAAATGACGTCTCATATTAGGTATGCATCTAGACATAAAATTCCGCTGCTAACCTTTGACTGTGAAGAAGAATTGTATAAAATAAAACTCAATTACCCGGATTCTCGATTGTTACTAAGAATTGTTGTAGACGATTCCAAAAGTATCTGTCCATTCAGTTCCAAATTCGGATGTAAATTGGATGATTTGGAAAACTTATTTCTTATAATAAAAAGTTTGAAATTAAATCTTGTAGGATTTAGTTTTCATGTAGGAAGCAATTGCAAATCTACGGAAAGTTATTATAATGCATTTAAAGACGTCCGTGTGGCGTACGACCAATCATTAAAACATGATTTCCCAATCAGTATTATTAATATTGGAGGAGGATTTCAAACGGATTTTAATGAGATTGGGTTTGAAAATATGGCTTTTTGTATTCGTCAAGCTCAAGAAATGTATTTTAAAGATGAGAATAAACTCTCCTTTATTGCAGAGCCGGGACGATTTTTTGCAGAAACAAGCCATACCTTAGTATTGAATGTTATCGGAAAAAAACAAATTAAAGATCAATTTATTTATTACTTGAACGATGGTATATATGGCTCTTTTAATTGTATTCTGTTTGACCACAATAACCCAGAAATAATTCCGTTGAATAAAAAAGGCGAACCATTATTTAAAAGTAAAATTTTTGGACCTACCTGTGATAGTATCGACATGATATATGAAAATATACTCTTACCCGAATTAAATATTGGAGAATGGGTGTATGTAGAAAATTTTGGGGCATATACGACGGCCTCCTCCTCTTCTTTTAATGGATTTAAGACTACCGATTACAAATATATTTACAAAGAATAATATTGCGTGTATTCATATGAGTTTTGTGTATCTTCTGTTATCTAGCGATAAATCAACTTATATAGGCGCAACTGTAGATTTAGAACGACGTTTGCGACAGCATCAGGGAGAAATAACGGGCGGCGCTCATGCAACAACCGCAAAAGTGTGTAAAGGAGAAACATGGACAAGAGCTTGTCATGTATCTGGATTTCCAGATTGGCAAGCCGCACTCCAATTTGAATGGCGATGGAAACAACTTTCTAGAAAATTATCGCCTCGTCTTCTTCCGTTAGAGAGAAGAATGCAAGCATTAAAACAATTGTTATCTTTAGAGCGTCCTACAAGCAAAGCAAAATCTTATTCTGAATGGATTTCCCCCCCAGAAATTCATTTTGAAATAGAAGAGTCGAGAGAAATGTATCACAGGCTCTAAATTTTGATTTCCTTTGCAATATTTTTAATAATTTTTTGATTACTGCTAACATCCGTATCCATAGATTGGATAATAATGTTATTGTATTGGTCACTTTTATGCGATTCGCTATGCACGCATTCCGGGTTTTTTTCTCTCCACGCTGGAATCATTCTTATATTTTTATTCGCGATTGTTTGAATCGCCTTTTGTAATTTGTTCTTTTCTTCATTCTCTTTTTCCCATTTGTCTGACTCTTTTATATAAATGGTTTCTCTCTTTGCGTCACTACAGTGTACGGGTCTTTTATGAACATCCAAGACTTTTAAATTCTGAATAATAATATTGGAAATCCCATTCACGTAACCCAATTCGCCTATTTTTTCTAAATCCGTCAAATGTATCTGGAGAGAATCTACAAAGTCAGTCAAATTCATAGCATGTTTGCATTCTTCGTTCAAAAAAACATTCAGATTGAATGTTTTATTATTGGAATTCACTATATGGGTTCCATTTTTGCACAAATCAATCAATTTATTATTTTGCTCTAACAATAATTTTTTAAATTCTTCATTCTGTTTGATTAATTCTAAAATAATATTTGACTCCTCTTTATTTTTTTCTTGTTTTTCTTCAGATTCAACATTTTGTGTAGTGTTATTGTTTGCTAAATCACAATTCTTTTTGTGAGCACAAAGGGAAGATAAATGCGCATAAACTTTTCCACAATTACATTTATGTATCGGGTTAACTATAGGTGAAAAATTAGGATTATTAGGATTTGTCTTAGTTTTATGTTTTTTGGTCTCAAGATGTTTTTTATAATCCTTTTTATTTGCACTATGAAAGTCACAAAAGTTGCATGAAAAAATCAGGGGTTTTTGTGGGGTTTTTTCATTAGGAATCATTAGTATATATTCCTAACAAATTTGTCCCTAAATTCTTTTTAAAAAAAGATTAAAAAATTTATGGTCACGTTTTTAAAAATATTTTTTCAGTCGCCAGAGCGTAATTTTCAATTATGGTCACAAAACTTTTTTTTTGCACAAGTTCTTTGGCCTTTTTCATTTTTGGACATTTATTTTTGTCCATTTTTGAAAATCGGAAAATACTTTTGGGAATTTTTTTTCGTTTTTCAGAATATATATTTAACCTACTTAAAGAAACTTATTTTTCCTTGTTTTATTCGGTCTTTTTGAAGACTTTTCAATAAAAGTTCGAATTTCTTTTTTCTGGTCCACCAGTTGGTCGACTATTTCACGGAAATAATGACGAAACTCTTTTCGCATTTTTGTAAGATCATCTACACATATCCATCGTATTTCTGCCTTTTCAAATATTTTAGTGCTTTTAATAATGGCTGGGTCTAAACGGCTTTGTAAAAAGCGTTGATTGTTATTGTAATAATACGGTAGCAAAGGATCATACTCTATAGGAAAAATATGCATGCGATAGCTATCCTGTTTCAAATCAATATTATAAGTTCCGTGTTTTTTCAATAACTTTTTTATGTCGTTATCCATACCTAAAAATCCAGTCAGCTCTTCGCCTCCTTCACGAATCGCAGTTTGCAAAAAAGATTCTTTGTTATCTGTTCCTCCACCGAAATCAGAGAACCCAGGCGCAGAATCTTCATACTGGTTTTCTTTTCCGAATAAAAAATACAATCTGTTTTTATAAATAGTGGTTGGCAAAATTCCAGCTCCCATAATATATAAATATATTTTATCGTATTATCTAATTCTTTTTTAAAATACTTATATTAGATGAGTGTTCAAAACAATATGGTGATTGATGTAGCCGTTTTATGTCATGAATATACGGAATTAAAAAAGATGTGTGATGATCATATTATTAATTTAGATGATATTTGTATCAGTAAAGACATTTTCAGAAAAATATTTTATTTTTATGGAGAAAATTTTGGGATGGATAAAAAAATCGTAAACACAGAAGAATTATTACATTACGTATCCTTTTTACCCAAACATAGAAAGATTGAAAGAGAGAAATTCTATTTGTTGGAGCATATTTTAAGAAATATAGAAGACGATTTGGGAGTTTCAAGAAACTGTTTTACTCCAGAGACAAGAGTTCAATTAACTTCGGAAATTAACAGCCTAAACAGTTTATGTGATATGAATTGTTGTAGTGTATTAGCATCATTAACCTGGTCTAATTTGTTAAACATTATTGATAAGTATCGATTTATCAAAGAAGAACAACCTGGGTTTGTACCTATTTGTGCTGTGAGTGTAGTGTTTAAAACTCCTACACCCAACGTGAAAAACACGATTATCCGATTCAATTATCGGATTACGGATTTTTAAGTATTTTTCATATTATAATTATACAGGGTTATAATATGAATATTGATTTAAATATAAATAATTATGATTATGAAGATTTTTTACGGATTTTTAAGATTGATAATTATGACGAAAAGATTGATTATAAAAATAAATTAGAACGCAAATGTTATCAAATAGGAGAGAAATTCAGTCCAGAAATAGTAGATTTTTATCAAACATCAAAATTAATTTTACTGAGTATTTTCAATCTAATGAGTAATAAAATTATTCAAGAATATGAGATCGATGATTACATAAAAAAAATAAAACGGATGCATTCTTTAGAAAAATACACCGAAAATGATATTGTAAACAAATTAATTACGCTGAATAATATTTCTCTCAAAGAAAGCGAAGAAGAAACGATTATTGAAGACAACAATAATCATATCTTATCTGACAACCAACTAAACAAACCGAATTTAAATCTGGGAACTCGCATCAATCCTTCTTTAAATAATAAAAACAATACAAATTTAGTTTATAATACTTTTCCGAATGAAGTCACCCCTGGAAATTTAAACGCTTTAAAACGCCTTACCCAATTATTGAACATCAATCTAAACAGTTGTTTTCGCCATAATTATTATAAAACAAGACCTTGCGATTTTGTCTACGTTTTTCCAAGTGAAATAAGAAATGTCTTGTCGATTCGTTTGGCTTCTATTGAAATACCTAATTCTTGGTATCTATTATCCGATTTGAAAAAAAACAATTTTTTTGAAATAAATATCATAGTGGATGATGTAAATTATAGATATATTATTCGAGTTCCTTGTGGAAACTACGATTTAGAGTCTCTTCAACATTATTTAAACACCACATATTTTTATGAGTCTGAATTAGACGTGCCGTTAAAATATATAAAATTTTCTATAGACCCTCATAATTTAAGAACCCGTTTTGATATTGTTGAACAGTTTGAAGAACTTCCTACTCCAGAAGAATGTGAAAATCCATACGAGAAGCAAAACACACGGTTAAAAAAAATGGATATTAGAGTACATTTAAAATTTGTAGAAAGCATAAATCAAAATATCATGAACACTTTTGGATGGCTACTCGGTTTTCGTTTAGCTACTTATTTAGATATTACAGAATGTATTGTTTCCGAAGGTTTGTTTGATGCAGGAGGCGACCGATACATTTATGTGTGTGTCAACGACTTTCAATATAACAACAACACTTCTAATTTGGTTTATTTTGACCAAAGTATTTTGAATGAAGACGTTCTTGCTAAAATACCGATGGTGAATGGTAAATTTTCTCTCATTATAAATGATAACAGTAATGTTTTAGCCAAACTAAAAAGATATAACGGACCAGTTAACTTATCTAAAATACAAATAAAGGTGGTGGATAGGTTTGGCGTGGTGATTGATTTGAACAACATGGATTTTAGTCTAACTATCGAAATGGAAATTTTATATGAAAGTTTCAATTTCAAAAACATTACTACCTAAGCCGCTACCTAACCCGCCAAAAATAATCTTCGGTACTATAAGTATTTGTTTTGAATAACCATTCTCATTCTTGTATAATCAATATTGGGTTCTTTTAATAATTTATGAATATCACATATGATTTCGTCTTTGTATGTTTCTCTGTATTCTTTTCTCGGCTTTCCTATAATACTGTCATACAATTCATACTCGGGCATTAGTTTAATAGCAGTTGTTTTGAAAATCATCGATATGACTTCTTTGGTATTACCGGTTACTTTTCTCTCTGTATCTTCTAACAACTTGTGCTTTTCTACAAGAATTTCCAACATGTTAATTAAATCTAAATACAGTAAAAAATCGTCTGATTTGTAAAAAGAATAATACGTTTCTATTTTTTTTTTGAATTTGTCGATAAAAAACAAATTTTTGTAAAGTACGTCCCATTGTTCTGAAAAAATAGGAATAAGATAATTACTTAATAGCTGCCTTTTTAAATCTTTCATTTCATTTGTAACATATCCTTTTTGAGTTTGATTTGAACCTAACAAACTGTTTGTATTCGAACTGTTTTTCCCGCTCAAAGAAGTCATATAATTTATCTGTATTATTTTTCTGGTTTTTTACTCGCTTGGTTATTACAATCCGGAAACAAAGGTTTGGTTGCTTTACATACGCCGTATTTTTTTCCACAATTGTTAGAATCTAGATTGTTTACTAGGTTTGTGTCTATGTAATTGTCTATATGACATAGTTTAGGTTCTATACACCATTTATCTAAATCCATGTGACTTAGGAAACGATAATTGTTTCTATGTTTAGCGATAAATTCGCCGTATGGATACAATACTTGCAATAAATCTTTACATTCCAAATGACATGAATGAATGTTTTTGGTGCAATATTCGCATTTACCAATATGAGATAACACATTTTCATAAACAACAAAGCTTTCATTCGAATTGTACAAATCGGGTAACGCTTGTATAGAACAAACATCGCGAAAATGTTTGTAATAAGATTTTGTCAAAAGCATAAATTCGTTGTAATTAATAAATCCTTGAATGACCTTTTTTGTTTTTCGGTTCTTTAACATTTCTTCCCCATTTTTATTTTTTAAATAATCATTATAATTGTTGGTGAACTCGTGAGCAAATACACGTTTTGTAGTCATATAATAACTAATAATATTAATTATTATAAAATAATTTACCATTTAAGATTCGTATGCGTAGTATTTCCAGCGTCTGAATTATTTCCGGAATCCGAATATGTATCCAAACTTTGGATTAATTGATTAACATCATGAATGATATTTACTGATTGAGAAATAGTATGTTCATCATCGTCATTCTGAAGAGATTTGAGCTCGGATGTTTCTGAAGAATCGTCCTTTATTTCAAAAGTATTTTTTTCCTTAACTGTTACTAGTTTTCTAGATGGAGTACTATCATCGCTATAATAAGGAATGTATTCACTATCCGGAATATTTTGATTTATATCTCGAATATCTCGATCTGGATTCTTCTCTTTCATAACATTCTTATATCCTGGTATTTTGACTCTGTATTTAAATTCCGTTTGAATAGAAGTTTCTAAGGGTGCATATAAAAATTTATACACTAACACAAAATCAACTGTTGCAGTATCATCGTGTGATGGTTCGATGTCACCATTTTTGAATAAAGAATACATGCATTCATTTAAACTCAAACCTTGAACATGACCGCGTACACTTACTAAATTATTTGCTAAATAAAGTTGTTTTGTTAACTCAAGTTTTTTATAAGTAGGAATAGAATCTACAGACAAATTGTGTTTAACAGCCCATGCGTTCAATACAGATTTAGATAAATTAAATAACATCTTGTTATTGGTAAATTCTTGATACGTTTGGTTAAAAGACAACGCTTGAGAATTTGCATTTGCAGGGTTTATATGAAAGAAATTGTTACCTGGAGTAAAAAAAAGATTATTAAAATCAGTCCAACTTAAAGAAACAGGATTAAACTTGATAACAGAAGAAATTGAATCCTCGACCACAGTATTGCTTAAATAAGCAAATTCTATAAAGGGAATTTTGGAAACGCTACGAACACAATTTAACATATTTGTATTTAAGACACCATATTTCAACATTTATATATTATGTGATTAAAATAATTATTAAAAAATAATTATCACGATTAACAACGTATACAAATAAAATAAATTTAATATTTACTTAATTTATGGCTGCAAATTTGTTTTCAGATTATAATGTTAAAACAATACACATTATAAATGATACAAATTCCGAAATAAATAAAATAAAACGAATATACGTAATTAACCTGATTAAGGATGTTGTAAAAAGAAACTATATAATTACTCTCATGAAAAAGTACAATATTAATTTTACTCTTGTTTTAGTAAAAAAGGTATCAACGCAAAAATATAACACCATCTGTGAAAAAGAAGATACAACAAGAAACATCTCAAAAGGAGAGTTAGGATGTTGTTTAAGTCATATGTGGTGTTTGTATGACATAATAAAGAATAAATTTGAAAACGCCATTATTTTTGAAGATGATATTATTTTTCATAAAGACTTTATAAAAGAATTTTTGTGCATTTATGATTCTGTAAAGTTGGATTTTTTATTATTGGGCGCGCATGATTATCATTTTGAATCAGACAATTATAAGAATGTACTAAAAAATCGAAATTTATATTCACCAACACAAACTTCTAATTTATACGGAGCTCATGCAAATTACTACTCATTAAAAGCAGCCAAACTAATGTTTAATATTCGCTCTTCTCTTATTAGTTTTTTTGATAAGGAATACAATCTCATGTTTGAACATTTTAAAAATACTTCTTTTATTTGTTATCCAAACTTGGTAGTTACAAACACAAGTATGAGTATTTTAAAACATGAAAAGAAGTTTTTTTCTCACGAAGAAGAACAATATTACAAAAAATGTTTTATTCAATTTGATTTTTCTTTATATCATTTTGTATATTTAAATCTAATAAGTGAAAATATACCTGTATGTAGAGAAGATACTTATGAATCTTATACAGACAAATGCTTGTATGAATATTTTTATAATAACGATTGTAGTGAAAAAATAAAGAAAAGAATTTCATTCGATTTTTTTACTCTTTCAGAAATAGAAAATATATTTTTTTCTCAGGAAAATGAAATAGAATTAGATATGACAAAAATATACAACAAAGAGCAGGAGAGCGAGACCTTTCAAAAAAATCCGGGTAGGGTTCATTTTGTAAAAAAACTGATTGAAACCGAAACGATCAAAGATGAATAACTCCAAAGAGTCTTTCTAAAAAATGAATGGGAGAGAAATCTTTATTAATGGAATTGTTTTCATACAAATTATTTAATAAATAACAACGATAATTATTTTTTTGAATAAATTCAGATACTTTCTTAAAAACGATTGCTGGACAATAAAAAATAGTTCCCGCGACAAACAATTTTTCACAATCAATTTCTGAGGCGTGTTTTATTTTTAAATCATTATTAAATATATCTTCTACTAAATCAGTATAAAATTTTTTGTTTCCAATACAATTACAATAATTATTTGTTTCAAGTAGTAATTTGTTTAAAGGCTTATCTAACAAATAATTGGTTAATTCTTCATAATGCTTAGTTATACTTTTGGTATGTAATTTTATAATATGCTTAAAATTATACTCTTTATAAATATCGTCTACCATCAGTATAGTAGAAGTAATATCTGTGCCCAAATTTTTAGAAATATAAACTCCATAATTTTCAAAATGTTTTTTTATTTGTTGTTTTATTTTTACACATCCAAACACATTAGCAGAATTAAAACAGAATGAAATATTGAACGTTTGAAAATTTTTATAAGCTATTATTTTTCTAATTAAATCGAGTCCCCTTTCTTCATTTCCAATAAAAACAATAATTAATAAATCGATTGTTGTATCAAAATTAGAAAATTTTTTTTTCATAATAATACTAGACATTTTTTGATAACTTAATTGATAAACAAATTTACTCACAAAATCTTGGATTGGATAAGTATTTAATTCATGAAATACATATATATTATCTAAAAAAGTATAGAATAAAAGGTTAGGATATATGTTTAACAATTGTTTTGGATGATAAATAAATCCGTTCAAACCAATATTTTTTATTTGTTTTAATACATCCATGTTATTTGTATAAGGAAAATTATTGGTTTTACAAAAAAAATACAAGTCAACATCAAAAGCATTCGGAACGGTATCTGTTTTATTACAAATGAGTGGAATTTTATTAAATTTCAAATATTCTATAATATCAGAATGAAATTCATAGAATGAATATTTAAAGCTTCCTTTGAAAAAGAGACTCCATAATTTATTTGAAATCCAGAATTTATGGCCTCCTAGACTGTTTTTATTAAAAATAGATTCAGATGAAAACAAAGATGCTGTATCCCAATCGGATACTTCTCCGATATTCAGTTCTTGCATGTTTTTAGAAAAATAAACATCTTCGGGAGGAAATGCAATATTTATTTTTTTCATGTATTGTAATGTGGAACTATTAAACGTGGTATCAGATACTGATTTTGTATTAATAACTTCTATCATTTTACTTTTACTTCGTATACTAAAACCTCCGTTCCCTACTGAATTTGGTGTATCATTCGTTCTCTTTGGAAATGGTGCGCCGATGTAATCGAATGAAAGAAAGTCATTTATATTGTATTGAAAGATACACGAATCTTCTTGATAAATACATATTTTTTCACCTTTCAATAAATTCCAAAAATCTGTAGTCGTAAGCATTTCGCTGTATTCAGATGAATTCACCTCATTTTTTTGAATGTTAATAATATTTATTTGAGAAGATATACTAGAGCAAATGTTTACTATGTATTCATAATTTATATTTCCACAAACAACCGTATATGACCATTCATCGCCTATTTTAAAAATGGTATTACGAATTAAAAATTCCAAATGAGGTAAACAACGGAATTCTATTAAAACGGCTTCACATGGCTGATTTTTTTTAATTTTGCATAAAGGGACATGTTTCATGAAATAATTAAATTTAAAACATAAATATCTAAAATAACTATGTTCACTGCTAGAAAGTTCTTCTTCAGTTAAATTGTATTTTTCTAAAAACAATTGTTTCAAGTGTTCTTTTAGTTTATGTTGTTTTTCATTAGGCATTATTATATATTTTTATTTAATTTATTATATGAATGATTTTTACTTGGGAATTTTATACAAGCAAATATTTTGATTTAAAGAATATAAAAAATGAAGAAGAAGCAAAAAAGCATTTTGATAATCATGGGATTTTAGAAAAAAGAATCTATGTAGATATTCCTATTTTATTTGATTGGAGAGAATACATAAACATGAATTCTGATTTACAAAATATTACGAATGAATATGACGCATGGAAACATTACTTGTATTACGGAAAAAAAGAAAGTAGAAAGATTCCACATAAAGATTTATTAATAAAATATTGCGTATGAATGAATTATTTGTTCATTCAATTCTTTTGTATCATTAATATATAATGAAAATTTTGGTCTACGGCACGAAAGGTTGGATTGGTGGGCAATTTGTAAATATTCTAAAGGAAAAAAATACGAATTTCGTAGAAGGCCTTTCTAGAGCTGATTGTGAAAAAGATATTATTCAAGAATTAGAAGAAGTCCACCCTACACATGTCGTTTCTTTTATAGGAAGAACTCATGGAAAAATAGAAAATAAAGTGTATACCACCATCGATTATTTAGAACAAGAAGGTAAATTACTAGAAAATATAAGAGATAATTTGTATTCTCCACTCCTTTTAGCTGAATTGTGCAGTCGAAAAAATATTCATTTTACTTATTTAGGTACAGGCTGTATTTTCAAATTTGATGAATTACATCCCTTTGGAAAAGAAGAAAACGGGTTTGATGAAAATTCCTTTCCTAATTTTTTTGGATCTTCTTATTCCGTAGTCAAAGGATTTACAGACCGATTTATGCATTTATACGAAGACAAAGTACTGAATCTAAGAATTCGCATGCCTATTACTGGAGAAGAAAATCCGCGTAATTTTATTACCAAAATAGTGAATTATGAAAAGGTGTGCTCTGTTCCCAATTCCATGACTGTTTTACCTGAATTATTGCCGTACGTGCTTGAAATGATGAAACAAAAAATAACGGGTACGATGAATTTAACCAATCCAGGTCTGATTAGTCACAACGAAATCTTTGAAATGTATAAAGAAATAGTAGACCCGAATTTTACTTGGAAGAATTTTAGTCAAGAAGAGCAGAGAAAGATATTGGCCGCAGACAGGTCCAATAATTATTTAGACACGAGTAGATTAGAAAGTTTGTTTCAAGTTCAAAACATAAAAGACGGAGTGCGAAACTGTTTATATAATTATAAAAAGACGTTTGTTCCTCCTGAACTGTGCAAAGTGAATTTACTAGTGACTGGTGGTTGTGGATTTATTGGAAGTAATTTTATTAACTATTATTTTCCCAAAAAGAAGGTCCTAAAATTAGTGAATTTAGATGCTATGTATTATTGCGCGAATGAAACCAACGTTTCTGAAGAAATAAGAAAAAATCTGAATTATAAATTTGTAAAAGGCAATTTATGTGATACTGATTTGATCGCTCTTTTGTTGCGCGAATACAACATTACACATGTTATCCATTTTGCTGCTCAATCTCATGTTCAAAATTCATTCGACGACTCTTTGACTTTTACAGAAGATAACGTAAAAGGAACACACGTTTTACTTGAGACATGCCGTAAGTATGATAAAATAGTGAAATTTATTCATGTATCAACCGATGAAGTGTATGGGGAATCGATGAATACGATTGACGAAACACATAAAACTGAACATTCCGTTTTATGTCCAACAAATCCGTACGCGGCAACGAAAGCGGGGGCAGAATTAATCGCCCAATCGTACAATCATTCTTATAAAATGCCTATTATTATTACTCGCGGCAATAATGTCTACGGACCGAATCAATACCCAGAAAAATTGATTCCGCGATTTATTCAATTGTTAAATCACAATAAAAAAGTCACGATTCAAGGAAACGGGACAAGTGTGAGAGCTTTTTTACATGCTTACGACACCGCCAAAGCATTCGAATGTATATTAGAAAAAGGAAAAGTCGGGGAAATATATAATATCGGATGCGATGAAAAGATGGAATATTCAGTCATGGAAATTGCGAAAATCCTGATAAAAATGATTAAAAACACGGAGAAATACGACGACTGGATTGAATATGTGGAAGATAGACCTTTTAATGACCAGCGATATTATATTAGCAACAAGAAGGTAAAGGAATTAGGATGGAATATTGAAATTTCGTTGATGGATGGTTTGAAAAGTTTAGTTTGATTAATTTTTTGCACAATTAATATTTTCAAAGTAATTAATGTTTGTTAAAGTTTTAGTGAAAAAATCAATTGATAAATCAGGTTTATACATATTGCATAAATAAATATGTGCTTCTAATATTTTTTCATCTGATAACAATAATGGGACTTCAAACAAATTATTAAAATAAAGAGGATAGTTCTCTCCTAAATATTCAACAACCGAGTCTATTTTGTTTACAATAATGGGTGTATTTCTAACAATACATTCTAAAACGGTGTTATTTGCAGCTGCATCAAACAAATCAACAAATACAACGTTTCGTGAAAGTAACCAATCATAATCACTAAATGTCTCTGTGTATGTCATAATTACTTCTTTTTTAATTTTTGTTTTATCAATACAAAAATATTCAAACTCTTTTTCAAGTAACCAATTACACTTATCATAACTTTTTGTTCCTGTTAGCCACAATTTTTCATAATTCAAAGAATCCAATAAATAAATACTTGAGACTTTTCGTAATTGTCGCCCAATCTGTATTAATTTTTTATTACTATTATTTTGGTATTCATCGTAATCAAAAGGCATAATATTTTCTATAACAACAGGATGTTTTAATGTGTAAATGGGTATACTTAAATTCATATCATCAAATTTGTTCTTAATAAATTTTGTAAGATAATTACTTAAACTAATAATATAAACACACGATTTCAAAGATTCGATAAAATTCTGTTTTTCAAACATAATTGAAATGTTTACTATTTCCAAATAAGGTGGTGTTTTAGGGGTACAATGCAAAACTCCAGACCATTTATTAACAGATTTGTAATTTGTGTCCCATAAGAATTTTGATTCAATAATATCAAAAAAGTCTATTTTCGCATCGGTGTTATACAATTTATTACTTATTAATGATTTTATAACAGTTTTCCATCCTCCTCTATGTTCTAAATCATCCAGATTGTAGTTAGGTTTAAATTGTATAATATTATTTTCATACATTCTGTTTTTCCAATCTGAATCACATAACCAAAAATTATGACCTGCAAAACTATTTTTATTTAAAATACTTTCTGTTGAAAAATCAGAAGCGCTTATTCTATCAGCTAGTAACCCAATTCCCAAATCTTCCAGGTTTTTTGAAAAATAAACGTCTTCTGGAGGAAATATAGATTTGGTATTTTTTATGTATTCCGCAGTACAACTATTAAATTGTGTGTTTAATGGATGAATAGTGTTTATTATCTGAATCATAATACTTTTAGTTCTTAGGCTTATTCCTCCATTACCAACGCCTGCTTTGTTATCATTCTGATGTTCCGGCCACGGAGCCCCAATATAATCCCATTGTAAGAATTTTTCAATATTATTTTTAAAAATAATGCTATCTTCTTGATAAATAAGTATTTTTTCTCCATCAAATAAATTCCAGAAATCTAAAGTAGTTAGAAATGCACTATAATCAGAAGGAAATAAATTATCAAAATTCGTTTTTTTAATTTTAATTTTATTGGAAATATTTGAACAAATGTTAATCATGTATTCATAGTTTAGATTTCCACAAATAACTGTATGTGACCAGTTTTTTCCTAATTTAATAATGTTGTTACGAATTATAAATTCTACATGAGGTAAACATCTGTATTCAATAAACACAGACTCATAAAAGCTTTTTTCACAAAAATCAGGTAAATCAATACATCTTATATAATTCATATGTTCTAAACAAAAATTTCTAAATTCTTCTTTTGGATTTACTATTACAGGGTTTTGAATTACAGGGTTTTGAATTACAGGCTTTTCAATTACAGGGTTTTGAATTACAGGCTTTTCAATTACAGGCTTTTCAATTACAGGGTTTTGAATTACAGGGTTTTGAATTACAGGCTTTTCAATTACAGGGTTTTGAATTACAGGGTTTTGAATTACAGGCTTTTCAATTACAGGCTTTTGAATTACATGGTTTTGAATTACATGGTTTTGAATTACATGGTTTTGAATTACAGGGTTTTGAATTACAGGGTTTTGAATTACAGGCTTTTGAATTACAGGCCTTACCATTACAGGGTTTTCAACTTTATATATTCTACCTTCTTTTTTTCCAGTGTAAAAATAATGGTTTTCAGCTACATATTTTTTATAAATCAAAACTTCAAACAAATCTGGATTTAATTCAAAATACATTTTCCAGTTAAAATCTTCAGGTAAATCGTATTTATATTTTCGGCCTTCATTTTTTCCCCAATTTAAAAAATGATTTATTACACTTTGTTTTTTACAAATACCTGCTTTTAATAAATCTTCATTTAAATCTAAATACGTCTTCCAACAAAAATTTTCTGGATTCATATAATTTAAGTGATATTTTAAATTACATGAATATTTCTAAATTACAAATTTAATAAAATAATTTAAATGAAAAGATAGGATATTATTAGATGCGAATGTTTTTCAAAAATAATTCACAAATACAAGCAATCTGTTATTAAATTTAAATTATAATAATTATACTCATTAGATGGTTCAAAATGCATTTTTTCTCCCCATTCATTCCAAGCATTTATTAATAAAATGTTTTCAACATCTGAATATTTATCATTATTATACATCTCTACTAGTTTATTTGTAAACATTATTTTATCTGCTTCGGTATTATTATCGCAAACGGTAGATAAATGTAATCTGTTTGGTTTTATTAATCTTGCTTTATTATTAAAATCATATGCAATTGTTTGTATAACATTTTTGCTATTTTCTAAATTTGTATTGTAATCTTTATAATGAATAAATGTTTGTTTTTTTTCTTCATTATAGTATCTAGAAGTTCCTTTTTTGTAATTGAAATGAATGTTAAAATTAATATATTTATCATATTTGCCATTCATAGAATTAACTACAAAATGAACACCACTAAACCCATTTAAAATACATTCATTATTTAAAATACTATAAAACAAATCTAACTCTTTGGATGATAAAAACCAAGGATGATAGATAAAAAAAACAGGTTTATTTTCTATTTTTAAATAAACGGATGATTTAAAATATCTAATTAATGATTTACTATTATTTATTATATTTATTTCATCATAAGTATTTTCAATTTTTTCATTATTAGAACCAAACGCAGGATTATTACTCCAATCTTCATTTGCCCATATAAAAAAAACATTTCTATTTTTCATATCTATTGAATGATTAAAAAATTGATTAATAACATTTTCCATTATCATATTTTTATTTGTAATTGTGTTTAAAGAGAACCAATAATAATACATAGCAAAACCATTCATATTATAATCACTAATTATATCTATTTGTTTTTGTATGATTGAATGATTTAAGAGATTATAATCTAGAACGGAGTTTAAATTGTATTCACTAAAAGAAGGTGTTTCTACATTTTCTAACTTACTATCTTTTAATAATTTTAAATTTGTTACATCTGTGTATCCTTCATAAAAAGAAGTATTGTTTTCTTTAAAAACGTGAAATTGAGGAAAATATACAAAATAAGGTTTAATATTATTTTTTGTTCTTGTTAAATTGTTTGAACGTTTTGCATCATTTGTTATAAACAAATAATCCCACAATTTATCATAATAGATATAGGGACTAATAGTGTATAAATAATTTTGTTTACAATTTATAAACAGCATTTCCAACTCTTTCAAATGCTGAAAAGAATAAGCCTTATAATTACTCAACCGATTTTCAATAACAGAATCAAATTGTTTTTTTAAATATATTATTGGTAGTTTAGTTAGCATAGACATAGTTAATGTATAAGAATATGTTTCAGGCCATATACTTAACTCTAATAACATATTCGGTTTATAAGTTTCAAGAAGAATATTTAATTCCTCAACGCTGGTATAAGGATATGAAATAATAGTGTTTGTAACTTCTATTCCAAATACGATGAATGTATAATTAGGATACATTTCTTGAATTTTTTTTAAAACATAAAAACCTTTTATATGCGTAATATTTCCTATTATTCCAATTACTGTATTTTTGTTATTTGTATTAATAAGTTTGTCAGATTTGAAATAATCAGGCATATTAATATCGATTATGTTTTTATGATAATACTTATTAAATACTAGTTTATTTATATTGTTTTGTGTAAGTAATGTAGTAAATTTATTAATATCAATTTCATACATATTTTCTTTTGTAGGATTATGTAATTCTTCAAAAAGAGGTTGAGGATTTTTAAATAAATTACTATAATCATGTGTTATACTAATGACTTCTTTAGATAATTCAAACAAAAAATCTATAAATACACAATCATATTTTAGGTTATGATTAACAAATATTTTTATTATTTTATCACGATTCATTTTCAAAAAATCGATACAATTTTCATAAGAAAATACATTTTCTATCTTATATTCTTCATTAATATTAAGAGTAATTCCTCTCGATGTTTTTCTAATTATTAAAAATGTTTGATGACTTTTGTATTTTGAAACAATAGTATTTAAAAAAAAAGTTGTTCCGCCACCTATATTATTAAAATCAACTATTAATATGAATTTTTTAAATAAATCGATATCTGTTATATTTAATTTATATTTTAAAAAATTTTTGTTTAAGAGACTATTTTTAAAACAAACAGTTCTAAAAATACTTGATTCATGCATAAAATTAACGTTGACTTCTTGTAAATCGTGTTTATATTTTCTTCCTTCATTTTTTCCATGTTCAAAATAATGTTTTTTTGCCGAATGTTTTTTATGAATACCTACATGTAACAAATCTGGATTTAATTTCAAATACTTTTCCCAGTTAAAATCTTCAGGTAAATCGTATTTGTATTTTCGGCCTTCATTTTTTCCCCAATTTAAAAAATGATTTATTACACTTTGTTTTTTACAAATACCTGCTTTTAATAAATCTGGATTTAAATCTAAATACGTCTTCCAACAAAAATTTTCTGGAATCATATAATTTATACATATATTTAAATATTAATTTATTTTCATCAACAAAAACAATTATACATTACTTATTTTTTTCATTAATTCTAGATTTTCATATCCTGTTAAATTGTTTGGTTCTAAAACAGCTTGTTCGTTCCATTCATTCCATGCATTTACATTTATAAAATTATCGTTGGAAGAATTATCGACCTTTAAACAATTCACGTATTTTAATAATATTCTGCAAACTAACACATGAAATAATTTTTCTATATTATCGATTGTCGCATTTTCTATGTAGAAAAATTGTTTCCTTTTTCTTCTCACAATATTGTTCCAATACAAAGGCAACCCTAAATGCTTATTTTCTAGGTTGTATTTATTATTACTATATTTATTTATGATATCGTTATAATCAATCGTAAAGTAATTGATTTCTTCTTTTAATTTATAATCTCTATTTTCATTAAATCCGTTTTGAACAAAACGATTAAAAACAACGTTCAAGTTATTGAAAGAACGAAGTATATCTCTATTCTTCGTTAAATAATAGTCAAAATCAAAATTTTCAAATTTAATAGAACTTAGTAAGTTGTCTTTTAAAGTTTGTTTTATATGAGAAGTATAAATGAATGAATATAACGGTTCGTGTATGAATTTGTTCAATCCGTATTCAATATGATTTTGTTTAACAGAATTTTCAGTTATGATTATACTTATTTTTAATCCATGTTTATTTAATTCATTTGTCCAAACATATAACATTTGGGTATAACAATTTTTAATATCATCAAAATTATAAATATAAAAAATACATTCCCCTTTTGAATTTTTCATGTAATTCGTTTTTTTAAAGAAGGGAATTAAGTAATGGATATGTAATAAATAATCGTTATAATCTCCGTATCGTTGATAAATTAAAACTTCGTTGTTTGTACCATCCCATCTACGAGACCATGTTTCATTTGCCCATGAAATACAGAATGGAAAACTAATATCATCGTCTAAGAAATATTCCAACGGTTTATAAAGTATTTTTTTGTTTTCAAACCAATAATGATAAATGACAAATCCGTTTATATTGTAATTTTCTGCTATTTTTATCTGTTTTTTAACAGTATCTTTATAACTCAAATCATAGTATCCAATAGATTCATGCGGTTTTAAAATATTGTAATCTCTGTTTCTTACATTTATTTTATCATGATAAGGTTTCAATAAAGTCCATTCAGTAAATCCTTCTCCCCAAAACTGATTATTTTCCGGCGTTTCATGAAATTGAGGAAAATAAATAGCGTTCAAATGAATGTTATAAGTATCAAAAATGTTTGTTGAATCTAATATTAAAAAATTACCATTCAGTTTTTTAATAATATTTATCCATAATCTTTCAAATACATGCTCTATCATTCCATCCCTAGTCCAATTATCTATTGGACAATTTACATTTAAACAAGATCCTAACAGGTTTTCCTCTGTATATTTTTTGTATAGATCTATCAAATTTATATCCATCTTTTTATAATAAGTTTTTACCCAATTAAAATCGAAAGAATTTTTATCATTCAAAATATTATAAAATAAACTAATTCTATTTTTAAAAATAGTTTTTAATACATTCCGATGAAGAATACAACAATTTCCTTCTACAAAATATTGATTGTCGGTAACATCTATGTTTAACAAATGCATCATTTCTTCAAAATATTTTATATTGGAACGAAACAACGTTGAATGCTTATAGTTATCAGTATAATGTACACAATTTGGAAATATTCCGTACAGACTATTATTATTTATAGTTAATAAAGTCTTTATTAAATTCATTCGTTCTTTATTTTTTATAAATGGTAAAAAGTACTTTTGTCTAACTTCGTAATTACGTTTACTATGCAAAAACAATACGTAATGATACGGAATGTTATTTAGTGTAACGTAATCTAACATACATAATTTTCCTCCAATATCCATTCCTTTGTTTTGTATTTGAAGGATGGTAAATGGGCCATTTAGTGCATCAGGTAAGTTTCCAGTAACAAATGTAATAATAAGTGAACCAAAATCTATTAAATTCTGAACAGATTCTTCATTAAATAAATCATAAAAAGATTCTATATTATAAATATGCAAATGTATTAATATATCAGTTGTAATATTTGCACTCATTATTATATCATATTGGATAGCTTTGTTGGATTCAATATTTAAAATGTATTTATGAAATAAAGTTTCATATTTATGTAAATCGATGAAATCTATAGAATGATTTTTTCTGTATACTCTTCCTTGGTTTTTTCCATAATTTAAATAATGTGATATAGCATCCTTTTTTTTAGCAATATTTAACTTTAAATCTGGATTTAATTCTAAATATTGTTTCCATTTAAAATCATCAGGAATACTCATATAAAATATAAATATTAAAATGTTTAACCTTTTCTGTATTGGATTGTGTTTTAGATATTGCATTCAAAACTTAACATGTGTTATACTTTGGTTGCACGTTTAGTGTAGAAATTTAGTATATAATACTTTATCGGATGCACAATAAATATTCAAATGATGTTGTATACATTTTGTCCAAAAAGAATGAAAAGTGTTTTGGTGACACTTATTATCTACATGTTCCAACGTATGTATAGATTTTCTCCAAGCTGTACCAGTATCACTTAACACCACTTTAGAATCATCAAATAATAATGTATCTTTATCGTATATTGTTTCTGTTATTTCAGTTTCTTCTCTTTTGTTAGATGTTTTAAAACTCACATACACTACATCACTTGTAGGATTTTGAATAAAATAATTTATAATAGTGTTTGAATATTCCGGTTCATGAGTATCTGTTAAATTTGCAATAGTCAAAAAAGTAGTAAATGTGTTTTGAAGACAAACGTTTATAAATAACCCATAATTTACATTTGGAATATTTGTGTAAACAAATGAAATGTTCTCATAATTTTTTAAAGTTTGTATTTTTTCAAAATCGCATCCTTCAAAGTGATTTACAATAAAAGTTAATTTTAATTCATTATAATTTTCTTGATTCAAAAAATTACATACAAAAGTATCTATACGATTTACATCTGTTTCGTTTTCTATTAAACAAAACCAGCTTAGTTTATTATCATTATTTATAGATAATTTATTCAAATCATACAATATTTTTGTATTGAATGTTTTTAATTTTATATGGGTTTTATCCATTTTTAATAAATACATATGAGCATTCAAAAGAGATTTATAAAAAAATACATAACTTTTGAATTTTTCTAATTCTTCTTTTTTCGAAAAATAAAGTGGATAATTTTCTCCCAAATATTCTACCGTAGAAGGATTTTTATTAACAATCACCGGGGTAGAAAAACGTATACACTCTAATATAACATTCGTAGCAACAGCATCCTCTAAATCCATAAAAATACACGAATTGGTAAATATTTTTTCGTAATTCTCATTCGTTAATTCATTCAAAACATTAATACTAGATAAATCATAATTTAAAGACATTTTATCCCATCGCTTTTTAAAATCGGATTTTACTAAAACATGTTTTGTTACAGTTTCTGGTAATGTAAGGTCAATAAATGTTTTAAAATTTCTCAACCACCATCCTATGTGAATAATTTTTTTGTTTTCCATAAAATAATTAAAATCAAATAAATTATCTTTGTTCTTGTTTATTTCTATTGGATGATACACCGATAATAGTTTATTTTTGTACAAAGGATAATGATTATATAAATATTTTTTGTGACTTTTTGACAAAGCATACATATATTCTATATTTTCTGTTAAATTATTTTTTTCTAATACATGAAACAAATTATCGTTTAATAATTTTTCGTTAAATACAACATCTTTATGAATATCTGCATTATCTTTATTTAATTTATCATACGGAGGGTTGTGGATAAATGTACACACTTTATAATTGTTATCTTTAATTTCTTTTAAATAAGAAGCATTCTTTATTTTGTCTCCCCATAAAAAAAGCTTTTCAATCCATTCATCTAAAAAAATTTTTTCTTTACAATTTATATCTTTGTTTAGAAAAGGAATCAATTGATTTATTGCTCCTTTCCATCCATAATAATGAGTACCATAATTATTATAACTAGTTTTTAAAACAAGATTCGTATTTTCATCGTAATACACTAGTGGTTTTTCTTCAATCAAATTATTTAAAATATCTGTGTTTCCTTCTTTCTTTTCTTTTTCTTTTTCTTTTTCTTTCTCTTTTTCTTTCTCTTTTTCTTTCTCTTTCTCTTTTTCTTTCTCTTTTTCTTTTTCTTTCTCTTTTTCTTTCTCTTTTTCTTTCTCTTTTTCTTTTTCTTTCTCTTTTTCTTTCTCTTTTTCTTTCTCTTTTTCTTTTTCTTTTTCTTTCTCTTTTTCTTTCTCTTTTTCTTTCTTCTCTATCTTTATGACATGTTCATTTTTTTTGTTTTTTTTTTCTAAAAGAAAACATGACCTATTTTCTTTTTGCCCATGATTTATCCAATGTTTCCATGCGTCCGGTTTATTTTTTATTTTAGATGATAAATCGGAATAATTTTGAAGATATATTTTCCAATCAAAATTATTATAATCTATACAATTTTCCATATATAATAAAAATAAAATAATTTTCATTCTTCAATTGTGTTTTGTGTTTCTTCTTTTTCTTCGATTCCAATCCAATCTGAAAAAGTAAATATATCCCCATACCATTTTTTAGTGACTGTTTTATCTAATACGGGATAGTACACTCTATCTGCAAAAAATGCAAAAAAACCAATCATCCAGGAAAATGAACCACCTGATAAAATAATGATTTTGCATGTATTACCAAACATAATGGTATTTATTTCGTCATAATCTATGACAGTTAAATTATATTTTTGAATTAATTTTACACAAATTTCACTACCGATTGAATCACTTGAAATATAACCATTCTCGTATTTCCCCTTTTCCTTTTCAAGTATTTCTTCGTAATAACAACTTATACGAGGCAAACGATTCTCAACATCACCTAAACGAGCGTGAATAAATAAGTCATTATTTGTATTGTATCTATTTTTAAAAACATTTTTTTCTATGATCGTTTTTTTGTTTACATTTTTATAAAAATGCTTTTTTAAAAATACACAAAATTTTCTTTTTTGAAACCATACATCATTAGATATAATTAAATTGCTCGGTTCATTTGTATTATTTAATACAATATCCATATTTCTATCTGTAACTAACAAATTCGTATCATATATTTGTTGGCCTGTATAAAAATTTAATCCAAATGATTTAAATAAAGAGTCTTTTTTGTAGGATGATTTTAAATTGTACTTGACAGACATAAAATGAAGAAACATATTAATGAAAAACAAATTTCCGAACCTTCCGTTATGAATATTGGAATTGTTTATTATACTGAATGACTTTTCTTCTTTTTTACCAGTTTTTATCCAATGATTCCAAGCTTGTTCTTTATCATGGATACCTTTTTCTATTAATTTTTGATTAATAATCAAATATGAGTTCCACTCAAAATTCTCATAAGAAACATTCAAATCATTATAAGTGTACAGATTGTATTCCTTCAATAAAGATGGATTTATTTTGAAATATATCAACTTTTTCATTTTACTTTCTTCTTCAATAAAATATTTATAAACATCTTCTTTCTTTTTTAAAATCTTCTTTAAATCATCTCTGTCATTTATAAATTTTAACCAATTAAAAATTCCATAATGTATACAGAGATTACTTTTATTCATTTATACAAATAATGAATATAAAATATTCAATAATATTATGAAAACAATCATTTTTGTATGGACACATAAATTTAACATAGACAAATTTCATTTAGATAAGTATAATCATTACAAAGAAGTGCATTTTCATTTCGGCTTAGGGGATTTGATAAGAGCTACAATAAAATTATTTGCTTTGTCTAAAAAATTGAATTTTCAATTTATTGTCGATACACAACTACACCCATTAGGGCAATTTCTAAAAAAAATAAAACATCCCTTTTTTGACCAAGTTCTACATAACAAAAATAATGTTGAGTATGTTTGTTATGGGGCAGTAGAAGATTATATTAATAGTAAATCAGACAATAGTACTTCATACATGTTTACAAATGATTTTTTTGAAGGTGAAATAACAGATGAAATAAGACAATTTATAAAACGTATATTTAGACCCACGATGCCTTTTCAAGAATTTATTAATAACAAAATATCAACTATTTCAAAGCCATATAGTATACTACATTATCGGTTAAATGATAATGAATTTTTGAATAAATCTCCGAATGAAAATTTTGTTGAAATACTAAAACATGTAAAAAAACACATCGAACCGAATGATGTATTCATCACCGATACACAATCATTCAAAGAACTCGTTTCTAAAAATGTTCAAGTATTTTCATTCAATACGAAAATATGCCATTTGGGTTTAAGCACAGATAGAACTGCTATAAAAGATACATTATTTGAATTTTTTTTAATTACCGAATGTTCCAAAATCAAAACATATTGTAAAATTCATAAAATGTCTGGGTTTGTAAAATGGGTAAGTCAAATTTATAATATACCCGTTGAAGTCATAACAAAATATTGAACCGTTTCTTTTAACGAATCTTCCACATTATAAAAAGAATAATTTTTAAAAAGGGTTTCGAATGTAGATGTATCTGGATTCATAATAGAGGAATGGACCGGTTCTTCTTTTGTAAATAATATGTTTTGTGAAAATTCTAATTGTGTTTTTAAATACTCGCTCAACTGTTTTAATGTAATAATTCCGGCTTTATTGAACAATAGAATGTTTCCTTCTATATTTTCTTCTAAAGACATTTTTAGAATATTGTATACATCTTTTGCATAAAGCAAGTTCACTTTATTCTCGCTGTTTGTGTTTAGAATTAAATCTGTTTTGTTTTTTTTTGCCAAATGTATTTTTTTAATAAATGCAGATACAATTCTTCCATTTGTTTCAAATTTATCGTATTCGCCATACACATTTGGTAAAATAAAACAAATTACTTTTGTATTAAAATTACTTTTATTAAACAATCGGATTTGTAAATCTAAGACTTTTTTAGAAAATAAATATCCTATGTTATTTTCTATATTATAAAATGAATGTATATGTGTTTCATTATAATTATCTTGAATCATATCTGTAAACAATCGATAAGTTGAAAAAGTAATTAATTTAGATATATTATATTTTTTACAACAGCTTAAAATATTATTATTTATAATTAGATTATTGTGAAAGATATCATTCTCATCCATATCTTTATTCATTTCTGAACTTCCAACTATTCCGCAAGTATGTATTATAATATCTGGTTTTACACATTTTATACATTCATCTAGTTCATTTTCTTTTAAAACATTAACATCCTTTTTATCACAACGAATAATTTCATACTTTTCATTTTGAGAAAAATAAGAACATAAATTAGAACCTAAAAATCCAGAACTCCCTAAAACAATTATTTTTTTTGTTTCATTCATATAACATGAGTTAAGAATGGAAATATATTTACATATAATAAATGAAAGAAATAATTACCTTTACAGAAGCAAAAGAATTAATAAATCACATAAATATAATTATTTATGGCTCTGTTAGAGATATACAAACTTATTTTATGCAATCTTTTACAAATATTGATGTTTTAGCGGAGTTATTTCATAATGTTATAATAATCATTTTTGAAAATGATTCAACAGATAATACTCGTAAAATGTTGCAATCATGGAAATTACAAGAAACAACAAAAGTAAAAAAGCATTTAATATTAGAAAATGATTTAGACACAATTTTCCCATTAAGAGCTACTAGACTTGCTTATTGTAGAAATAAAATATTAGAATATATATTTCAAAATAATTTAGATAATACATATGAATACGCAATTCACTGTGACTTAGATGACAGATTTTGGTGTATTGATTATGATGGATTAATTAATTGTTTTCAATATGATTCTTGTAAATGGGATGTTATGACTTCGGTAGGAAAAAATAAAAGCTATTACGATTATTGGGCATTACGAGTAGAGAATACATGGTTTAATAAAAATATATTTTCGTGCCATGCAGAAGGAATAGATTTTACCACAAAAACGAATGAATTCGTAAAGTTATTAAAAAATACAAACGGATTATTAAATACAAATTCTAGTTTTAATGGATTGGGGATATACAAATTATGTAAATTAAAACATGCTAGATATAATGCCAGTTATAATTGTCCTATTTGTTTTAATAGAAAACGTGGATGTTTTGAAGATAATGACCATATAGGTCTTCATAATACCTTATGTAAAAACGGAGAAATATTTATTAATACCAAAATGGAGATTTTATCAAAACAAATAAATGTACCTTCTTATGAGGATTTTATTGTACATTACTTTTCAAATATTAAAAACTTGAATATGAATCCTTTATTGTATGTGTTAGAAAACGATCTAATAAAAACAAATATTTGGCTTGATATTGGAACAAATAATGATGTTGCAAACATTATCAGCAAATATACAAATCAAACTGTTTTTTCAATCAAACTAAATAAGATAAATACATTAAACTCGAATGTAACAATATTAAATAAAATGAATTGTTTGAATGAAATAACAAATAAACATGTATCGTTTGTTTCTTTTAATATTCATTCCTATTTACATGTAAAATTTTTTTTGAAACGTATTTATACTAACTTACAGAATGATTGTATAATAGTTTTTGATAAATGTATAAATTACAGAAAATACATATCACAGTCTTTAAAAGCTTTTTACGAGATGGTGTATGAACATAATATGGAATTTGAAATTATCGGTATGAATGGTCACTTTGTATTATCTCAAGAACATGGTAATTTTGTGAATGACACATTTGATATAAATACAAACCAAATGATATCTATTAGAATAATAAAAAATCCATCTTTAAAAATAATTCCTAAACCTCTTCCTACTGTTCCTACTGTTCGTACTGTTCCTACTGTTCCTACTGTTCGTACTGTTCGTACTGTTCCTAGTGTTCCTAGTGTTCCTATTCTTAAAAATTATGATAAGTTTGATTGGAAAACATATATTTTAATAAACAAAGACTTGCAAAAATTATCTGATTCTTCTGAAAAATGTTGGAATCATTTTAAAACAACCGGAATACACGAAGATAGAAAAGTGTATTTTAATTGGAAAAAATGTATTACTGATTATCCAGTTATAAATAATAAATCGTCTGCATTAGAACACGCAAACAAACTAAATGTACTAAAAAAATATTCTATTAACTTTAGCTTTAATGTAGATTCTAACAATAAATTGATTAAAAAATACAATAAAATATATGATAATATAATTCCACTAGATTTTAACTGGGTTTTTTATTTAGTTTTAAATAATGATGTTTTAGAAAATGATAATTTTATGAATAATTATGAAAAAAAAATGCTGATTGAAAAATCTTTCATGCACTGGATAAATAAAGGTTATAAAGAGAAAAATAGGATATATAATATTTTGTAAACTATGATATCCTTTTCAGATACATATGAGTTGATTCAAAAAGAATATTGTATTTTTTTAAACAATCATTCTAATACAAATATTGTTTTTTTTGGTAATTGTCAAGTTGTTCCTATTGCTTATTATTTAAACAGTATTACAAAAGACTATAATATATACATTATTTTATCATGGGTTTTTTTAAAAGAGGGATTTGAAAAATACAACATGATTGATGTGAATAATAAGTTACAAACTATCATCAAAAAGTGTGATGCGCTTATTTATCATACTCATAATACTGATTATGGTATTTACGCAAATGATGTTTCGAATAGGATTCCAAAAAAAAGTATAAAAATAAACATTCCAAATTTACAATTACATTTTGTTTGTGATAATTCCGATAAATTTTGGTTATCTTTAAATATATTAAAAGTATCTATTAAAAATAGCGATTTAAAGAATTTTATTTTTATTGGAAACAACTATAATAAAATACGATTCTTTAACACGAATGAACATCCTACTCATTTTATAATGTATTTAATGGCATCAAATATTTATTACAAAATAACAAAATCCACAAAGGAAATTAGAATAAAAGATTATTTTTCGAAAGAATCGAGAGAAAAATTTTACAAAATAAAAGAACACGTTATTTTACCAGGAAAAGAAGAATTGAATGATGAAATTACAAGACTAACCGGTATTTCAAAAGATGTTGATTACTTTGATATTTAGAGCAACGCGTATTTTAAATGCCGACTTTTTATAAAATAAAATATATATATAATGTCTAATATTATAAATATTAATAATGTATTCGCTATAGGTTTCAGATGTAATACAGATGTCTAATGTTCTTTTTTCCACAAAGGAAACAGTTCTTTTAAATCTGACTTTGTAATAAGTCTTTGTCTTCTTATTTCATATAATTTTTCCATATTTTCATTATAATCATCTTCTGGTCTTTTTACAAACTGTGCTTTCATACGATACTTTTTTTTTTTATCTTTTTCTCTCGATAAAGGTGAAACATAATAATAAGCTAGACTCTTACGAAATGTATCATTAGGACATTTTATTTTTTCCGGAACTCCGTGCCAAGAAATATCATTCGTTTTAAATATAATTGCAGTATTAAATGTTATATCTGTTTTTTTAACACATTCTGTAACATCTTTATCCCACAATTCATTTGCACCATTCCATGATTTTTTCCAATTTTTTGATAAAAAAAATATTACGTTGATTCTTCGTTCTTTTCCAGAATAAGGATGTTTTTCGTAATCTAAATGAATGTTTAATCTACCATATCTAGGATGAGCGTGTAATCCTGCTCCATGCAAGTATTCATCATATTCTAAATTAGGAATATCGGTCAATTCGGAAAAAACAGAAGTTAATGCATGAGAAGATAAATAATAAAAATAGTTTTTTAAATCGCTTGGCAATACATTAATATTATCGAATGCGTATTTCACTTCAATAGGATTTTCGTATTTGTGCCAATCTTCAAAATTGTCAGGAAATAATTCGTATATTTTTTCTGCGTAAGAAGGATTCAAAAAATTATCAATCACAAGATTTTCATACGGTAATGCGTTCAGAAACTGTTTTTTTAATGTATCTATGTTATTTATCCAATTACCAAAAAAATCACGTATGTTTTCTTCTTTGTTTATCAACTTTAAATAATCATTATTTATTTTAATTTTGCTATTATCATATTCATTCATTTATATAACAATACAAAAATAATATTCTAATCATTCTAATTGGACAAAATAGCGTTTATGATTATCTTTTTCAGAAGGCTCTACATCGTATGTATAATCTTCTGAATCCATTATCTCTCCAATCTTGAATAACATAAATCAAAAATAGAAATAACATATTGTTCATTTTGTTCATATTGTTCATATTGTTCATTTTGTTCATTTTGTTCATATTGTTCATTTTGTTCATTTTATTCAACTTGTGTATTGAACTGTATTGGAATACAACGGATTTTGAGACATATTAACAACGGTCACCGAATAAGTTCCTGTTCTAACTGTTGGCACTTGAAAAGAAATGTTTTGAGAACTATAAAAAACTACGGGTATGGTATAACTACCAAAGTTAACTACAGAAGTTCCGTTCCTCCCATCTAAACTAAAATTCTCTCCATAAACAAATACTGTTCCAGAAGAACTGTATAGACTATTTATAACCGGACTCGTGTTCGGAAACAATAAGTATTTGAATTTGCGACAGGACCGAAGATTGTATTGGAATGATAATTTTGTCATATATTATCTAGATATTATAGATGAAAATTTTATACTTTAATTTCAAACATCATAATGTACCTACAAATTCTAATATAAATATTGTATTACATACTACTAGTATTTACCTTTTTTATACATAGCAAAAGAATATAGTAAAATTTTTTTACTATGTATAATGTATGTCTGTTCAACTTAAATATAAAGCATCTACGAATGGTACAGCGCTTTTAGACATAAATAAAGAAACAATCACCACTTCTGCAAGTGCTTCATCCACAGGATTTAACTCCACATACGTTTCAAATTTATCTGAAAACTTAACCACACAATTATTAAATACTAATTTAGAAAATTTAACCAAACAACCAATCAAAGAATCTAATACACAAATAACTTTAAATACTAATTTAAAATCTTTCTTTGATGAATCATTTAACGTTCCATTACCAATACCAACCCTTAATAATCTTATCGGACTTCAAACGTATACGAATTCTTTCATCGAAAGCACCACACATGAATTTTATCCCAATTACCCGTATAATTTGGCTACTTATCCAACCTTCACAAGTGATGATGGCCAAAATATGACCTTTGGACTTCCTACATTAAAAGTCGAACGCTTTGCACCCAACGAAGCTATACAATTAAATTTTTCTAATAATACATCCTACACATTTAATCTTCATTGGCATGGAAACAATTTTACACCTACTAATGATGGAGCCACCACACCTACATTATTCGGAGAAGGCACAAAAATAGGGGTTACTCTTACTTTTAATGCAACTTTCTTTAACAATACATGTGTTACCTGGAATCATGCACATCCCATGTTTTATAGTTCTCCTTTAACCTATTTAGGATTTTTTGCATTCGTTCTTATTCTCAATCCGGCTACTTCTCATATCGATGACATTTTTGTATACGGAAATAACTGGATTCCAATAGCAATTCATGATATCACTTTTGATAAACAAGGTGTAATTGATTTAAAACCAATCTATGATGGAAATTGGCGAGGCGACTATACTTGTGTTAATGGTACTACCACCATACCTTGGGATGAAGAATACAATCCTACATACATTAGCAAATTTTACCAGGTATCTAGCAATAATTTGATAAAACTTTCCTTTTTAAACGCTACCGCATCTTTTCGATGCTGTTACTTCGGTATATGTGATAAATATAATAACCCACGATCATTCTACTATATACAGACAGATCAAGGATACAGAAATCCATTTTTAACAGATATATTATATATTTCCGTCGGTGTTAGAACCACTATACTTTTTGATATTAAAGATTTTCCCGACGAAATAGCATACGTTTTTTTGTATGGTTTTGATTTAACTGATAATAACGGATTTTACTATGATACTAGAATTAGTCCTGGATTAATAACAACAATTAATGGAAAGACTGTCACCACCGATAATGGTGTTTTACCTGTGCCGAGTGATTATAAATTATTAAAATTTCTTAAAATTACGTACGATGGAACATATCAAAATAATTTAAATGAGGTACTTAAATCAATTAAAAAAACAGTTTTTGGTAAAAATTATGATTTTGTAGAAAAATTACCGGTGCCAGTAGAATCCATCAACTATGAAAACTATTTAAATAAAGATTATTTTTATAATCTACCAGATTTTGGCGATGATGTGCCTAAACGTAATTTATTGTTTTTCTTTGATCAATACACCAGCAAATTGAACGGTGCAACTGATTATATTAATGGAACCGTTAGGTATATGGCTGATGCATGGAATTCATATGAATATGAAATGTACATAAAAACAAAAAGTGATTTGTATTTACCCACATGCTTATTTTCTATTTCCAAATACTCAGGTGATTATTTAACTTACTCTAATTATCAAATGCAAGATAATCATTTACTTGTTATTAATATTAATTTTAATAATGTATGTGTTAATGAGTGCAATTGCGGTGAACGGTGTTCTAATTCAATTTCCGTATCTATTTCCTTTCCAGAATCTGTTAAACCTATGAATATTAAAGAATGGACCAACTTAGTTAATTATATGTACTCAAAAACAACGTTTGTCAACGAAAATGGAACAACATTAACCGTTAGCGATATACTAGAATATTCTTGGGAACCGTATCTTTACAGATTCGATTATCTCAAAAATCTTGACGATTTGTCGCCCAAAAAATTTTATAATGATCCGTTGTTTTTAAAATCTGTTAAAATAATTAATAAAAATAAAAGTAATTATTCCATAGAATTAAAAGCACCTTTCACATTATTGACCTTTTTTGGTAAACCGTTTACAGCAATGGACATAAGATACATGGATCCACCTATGAATACGACTCCTATGGATCCTATGAATATGACGCCTCTTCATACGAAGCATATGGGTCCTATGAATATGACGCCTACGGATACATCTATGAATAACTTACAAGTTGTATTTCCTTTCGCAGGAAGTATTAACGGAAATATAGAATATCCTAACGATAATCTGTTTAGCATAAAAGTTAAATCGTATGAAACTTATTACGGCTTTTGTGATGGATTTTTAAATGATAATTTTTATAACTTTTCTGTTAAAAAAGATTCTACCGAAAAATGGTGCTATAACAACGGAGATAGTGAAGATACACACCCGCTACATTTTCATATGACTTCCGGATTTTTAACTTCAAAAGATAATATTGATAATAAGTTATTTTTTTATGAAAATGGCCAAGAAATATTTAATTTACTTTCTTACTCAAAAGATATTTATACTGTACCACCCAATAATTATATTACAATTCGTGTTACATTCCCTACTTTTAGCTCAGAAATGGGAACTATACCATTTTTAGGATATATGGTGCATTGTCACTTTATGGCACACCATGATATGAATATGATGAACCAATTCTTTGTGTATACTGAAAAGCAAAATTATTTTAATTAAAATTGTAATAAATTAGGTAATGAATTAGGTAATAAATTAGGTAATGAATTAGGTAATGAATTAGGTAATGAAATTAGCGACTTGTTATTTTTTGATGGAAAAAACTATACAGGACCGTAATCGTCCAGTTTATGCTTTAATTTACCTTTTATTTTATACATAGCAAAAGAATACATGAAAAATCCAAAAAATCCACCTAGCGCACTACCTATAATTACTTGTAAAACAGTATGAAAATTATACTGAACACGCTGATATATCGTAATCAAACAAATGAATAAATAAAATAGATTGTTTTGTTTAAACACTAAAAAGATAAAAAGAGTTGAATAAAAAACACTCTGAGCGTGTCCAGAAGGCATTCCCAAAGAGGATAACAGAATTAGTTTTTTATACATGTTATTGTTTTTGCTTTGTTGTAATAGTAAATCGAACTTTTTTTCATTTACGGAGGGTCTCGGCTCTTGAATGGTGATTTTTAAGAATATGTTTAAAAAAATATTCACCACAAATCCAACCAAATAATACAAAAATAATTTCTTTTTCCATAATAAATAAATAGACGAAATAAATAATATACTTGGACCATGTTGTCCTATGTTGTATAAAATATCTTTCATACAAAAGAATGATATTTTATTATTAATATTGATACAAACACTCACATAATAACGTAATACACCAATCACCACCATTCAAATTAAGAACGTTTCCTTTATCGTCTAACAATTTCACATGCATTCGGTCTATATCTACCGGGCCGAAATAAGTTCTGGTATAATCTTGTAAAGAACCACTAAAATCTACTAACAAAGAACCGGTGCTGATTCCGTTTGTTTTCACCGGTATAATAGAGAGAATGTCTGCCGAAGTAGGAGCTTTACAACGATTACTGACTACATTTTGATTTTTGTTTAGTTCATTATAAGAATACAATTGTGATTGTGTCATGACTCTAGGCGCACTTGGTAAAAGAACTTGGACCCCTGATAAATTGATGTTTAACTTGTCTGATGAGATTAAATTACTATTGGTATCGTTTTGAATATTAAAATCTGTGTTTGGAGAAATACATGTATAGGGTAAATCCGGTGAAGCAAACGGGATTTTTATGTTTCCTACGTATTGACTAATAGAAACTAATCCATTATTCAAATGATTTTTGTTATAATCATCCAAAACCAATATTAAATATTTCGTTCCGTTCAAATCAATTACGGAAGAAGCCGCGTTTCCTGACGCGTCTACAATTGTATAAGGAACCCTGAATCCCATCAACCATCCCAAAGTTTGGTTTAAATAAATCGTTTTTAAACAAGAAGAAACACACTGTAATTTTCCTGAATAATCATAAAAGGTAATCACGGTGTTTTGATTAATCGTAAATTCATCTGACTGGCCTGAATGATAGATCCCTCCGTACAGATTGAACGTTAACCTAGCAGTAGTAGCTCCAATACTGACTGGTTGTTGAGAGAAAGTAAATCCTGCATCCGAAAAACTGGTATTTAACGCATCTATAAATTGACCGATGTTGTAGTTTCCTGGATTCACACTTACTTTAATATTTACGTTGTTTTCAGTTATCCAGAAACACGTGTTTCCATAAGTCACATCAATCGTGTACCAAGAATACGGTATTTGATAAGAAAACAGTTTTAAACTCAACACATTTTTTAAAGTATCTGATAAATCTAACGTGTAATCAGTAGAACTACTTTCTGCTCCACTACTGTATTGACGAAATTGACTATCTAGATTGACGAATCGAGTAATCACGTTTTTTAAATTCGGATTCAACACGTCTTGAGAAACGGGTAAATTGTAAGTATCATTCACTCCTAATTCTTCACGATTCATAGGAAGATGATGATTTCCAAATACTTGTATTTTCTGTTTTCTCTGTGTATTTTTATTGTTTTGATTTTGATCACTTTGTTGTGGGTATTCATTATCATCCCAATCATCTTGTTGTTGCTGTCCAGATGCTGTGTTTGCATCATTCCCCATGTTTGAAAATCCTTCTACCGGTTCACTTTGCGGTTTTTGTCCGTCTCCTAAACCTCCTGCGTATTGTAAAAGCTGACTTTGAACTTTACGAAAAAAAGTAGCTAATTTAGGGTTTGTCTTGTCGTATTTATTAATGTACTTGTTTGTATTTACCACAATTGTCTTTGGATCAGGATCGTTTACATTCACAATCGCCATTAATTCGGGTAATGTATAACTTTGAACATCTACATTAAATAAATTCGTATTCTGATTGCTCATTTATTATTATTTAATATCTTTTTATTCTCTTTTTATTCTCTTTTTCTCTTTTTCTCTTTTTTCAATTTTTTTATATTCATTATAATACATTTTTGTAATTTCATAAACATTTGAGTTATTTAACAGTAGAGGTAAATGTTCATCAACATTAAACCGAACATGTTTCTGAATACATTTGTACAAAATGCATTTAGTATTACCAAAAAAATCAATATTATAATTAATCGTGGATTCGATTTGTAAAGTGTCAACTATTTGTTTGCATATATGCTGTATAAGGTATTTCGATGGATGATTCATCGAATAAAATAGTAATTTATTCTTGTAATTATTTTGTATAAAATCGTGTATTGGTATAAAATATGTATTTTTATTGTTGTATGTGTTCAACATATTTGTATACCGTTTTTGTAATTCATGTAAGCTATTTTCGGAAATCATTTCAAGTTCTGTGCTCGTTTTTAATCCTAGATTATTCACATATTTGTTAACATAATAATTAGCCGATAGATTATTGTTATAACATTCAATCATTTTATTGTAATGATAAATATTTGGCTTATCTAGAAAAGTATCATTCCACTTTTTGTAAGTTAAATCAAAATAATAAAAATCAAAATGGCAATTGTTAAAAAAAAGTATTTTACAAGTATTTTTTGAATTATTAACTACATAAGAACTTGATAAATAATCGGTGTTTCTATAATTATCTTCAACCGGTTGTGTAATAATTATATCGCTGTTTTTTATGATATTCGTAAATTCTTCTTTATTTATATTTGTACTAAAACATTCAATTAAACATTTATGATTGTTAGGTAAGTTTAACGTTTTACACCTTTTGACATTTAAAACGCCGATTTGTTTGTTCGTTTTAAATATATAATTTTTATATAATATTATATTATAAAAATTATGAAATATTTGTTTGATGAAAAAAAAAGTACTCCATTATGTGAAATAATGGGTAGAAACCGAAGCGATAAAGGAAATATAAATATTGAACATAATTGGCATAACTACACGACATTTTATTATAGTATATTTAAGGATTTACGCGAGAAGCAATTAAGAATATTTGAATTGGGTTTAGGAACAAATAATGTAAATATCCCATCCAATATGGGTTCCAACGGAAGACCAGGTGCATCTCATGTTGGCTGGTCAGAGTTTTTCTTTAATTCTCATGTTTTTGGCGCCGATATTGATACTGATATATTGTTCAATACTGATAAAATAAAAACATTTTATTGTGACCAAACAAACCCAGAAATTATTAAAAAAATGTGGAATGAACCAGATTTACAAGATAATTTTGATATTATTATTGAAGACGGATTACATACATTTAATGCTAATGTTATATTTTTTGAAAATAGCATACATAAATTAAAACCAAATGGATATTTTATTATAGAGGATATAACGATTCATGAAGAATATTTATTTGAGAATAAGATTAAAGAATGGGAAAGTCAATATAAAGATTGTTTATTTACATTATTAAAAATACCATCATCTCGTAATCATTATGATAATACTTTGTTAGTAGTGGTTAAATCGGCGTTTTAAATGTCAAAAGGTGTAAGAACCGCTTCTAACTGACAATTTCCATAAAATAGAATGTTTACCATTAAAACTATACAATATTTGTATTATATTTTTGTATTATATTTTTATAATATTTTTGTATTATATTTTTGTAAAACTGTTCGTGTTTGTAAAATACAGAATAAATAACTCGTTGATTTCCTTTTTTATATTTATTCCGTTACATTTTGGATGATTCAATAACTTTTCCGGGATTGTTGTCATTCCCGACCCTCTCTTTAAATGGGTTTTCTCTTTAAACAATACATAATCCAGAGCCTCAATAAGTGCAGGGTGATGACGTAAAATAACATCGCGATTTAAACGGTATTTTCCTATAAAAATATAACGACTAAAATGTAAATCGGTGTAAATGCCAGGTTTATTTGTAATGGGATTGTTTTTTACCAGTCCAATTCCTTCAATTTCATTTTTAGTATTATTCATTTCAACAATAAATACATGAGAATCCAACGGGATTTTATGACTCATCGAAAGAGGAGAGCAATAAATACATCCTTGTAATCCGTTTTTTTTACGGAAAGATTCGTTTTCATTCCAGGTGTCGTTATTGAAACGTGTAGAAGATAATGTAAACATGTAATGTTGTTTATCGTTTCTCTAAGATTTTCTTTCAATTTTTCTTATTTCTGTCTCTTTTTCCTTTTCAAAATAACACAACAATTCCTTTTCTAGTATTTCATATCTTTTGTTCTTCAAACTTTTTACAAAAAAATTCCAAGGAGTATAGTTTGAGGAATAGCACGAGTTTTCTTGACAAAACAAATGTAACAAACGAGGGTTGTAACCAGATACCATAGACACGTTTTGAAACAAAGATACCGAAGGAAAACCAGTAGTAGATTTCAAATTCCACATTAACATACGAGGCATACAACCGATCTCTTTAAACATCGTTTGCATGTTTTCATACACGGTTTCTTTATTCTCATCCAATTCCCAGTTGGATAAAATAATGAATTTCATGTTTTTTATATCTTCTCTCTTCATTTCACTTTGAACAATAACACCTGTTATTTTTTGCAAAGCGTCATACAAATCTACATTCAATCCTCTTTCTATGGTTTGAACTTTCCGAATCATATCCACAAAATTCACACTATCTTCTAAATTAACCCACTTGGGAATTCCACCCAAAATCATCATTCTTTTCCCAATAACTGATTTTTCAATTATTTTTAACCCAATCCCTATTGCAACATAGTACGATTCTTCACACGACACATCTACGATTGGTATCGTTTTATAAAACGTATTTGAATAAGAATCATCTTGTTCTCTCCATAGTATAGTCAACAAATCAGATATCGTTTGGACATTTTCTTCGAACCAAACATTATGTGTATGCCTGTCTTTCAATCTGTTTAGCATGATAGCTGCTTTCACTAAATCTCCGATTCCAACAATCCCTTCTCTTTTACGAATGATTTCTGAATTATTTATTTTTCGTATATAGGCTTTAAAATTTTCTCTACATACACGTCTATCTTCTACATCATATTTTTCTTCGCCATTTAAAGTCATATTTAAAAAAGAATAAGCTTGTTTTAACAAAGAAATGGAAGTTACTTGACGAAAATCTATTTCGTACCATCTTTGATTACACATTTTTATTTGGATTGTGTTTATTTGTTCGTTCAATAAAGTGATTATTTTACGATACTGAATTTTATATTTTAACTCAGATTTTACGTGTTCAGCTCTTTCGGTGTAAAAATACTGACAAACCAATTCTTCAAACAACCATCCAAATTTGGATTTCTCTCGTGGAATCCATTTAGACACTAAAGAATAAGATTTCGATTTAGAGAGAAACGTAGTATAATCTTTACGTAATTCAGTATTCATCAGCAATATTGCATAAGAAACAAGTGGATGATTTATCGAGAGGCCTTTTTTTTTTAAATAATGACAAAAATATTTTACGTCTTTCCATGAACCGTATGGTCTGTTATCCAAACTATCCAAATAAAACAAGGTTTTTAGTGCAAAAAGAGCTAGTGTAGGATAATAATGGTTCCATACGTAAATAAGCATATAGGTCAACGCATATTCACCTTTTCCGTCTATAATATCTCGTGTGTAACCGATCATTTTATAAAAAAGAGACATGTAATAAAGGGTTGTCTCTTTATACGTGTAATAACTATAATATAGGCGTAATGCATTTAAAATTTCGCATGCGATTTGCTCTAAATACAAAAGGTCGTCTGTTCTGGTTAATTGAAAATGAAATTGAAATATTTTCTCACGAATATCATTAGACCAAGAATATTCCATATGACCTTTTGTTCCGATTTGTTTTTCTGTATTCTCCATTCTAGTTACTTGATGTATTTATCTTTTTAAATATAATTCCGTTATTTAATATACTTTCCATTATACTTTATACTTTCCGTTGTACTTTATATTTTCCGTTTAACTCTTTAATAATGACGTATTGTTTTTTTGTGTGTCGGTTTATTTAGATAAATTTTTTTAGTAATATTCAGATTGTTTTTACGAGACTGATACAATTGCGCTTCATGAAAAAGAAAAAATAAATCAGTCAAATCGTGAAACATGTTAATAACGGGTTCAAAGGAAATGGCATCAATATGTTTCATGGAAACTAAAAAACTCTTCTCTTTCTCTATATGTTTACTCAAAAAATGCGATATTTCTTCTGGCTCTAAAGAAATAACAAATTTTAATATCGATAAAATAGAATACTTTTTGTTATTGTGAAACGTATTTCTTTTAAGTATTCCAATAATTTCATCTCTTGAAATATAATTCGGTGTTTTCATATAATAAACCTCTTCTCTGATTTTTTCTATATGATTTGATTCATTTATATAAACAAAATGAATATTGGTGTAATACAAGTCTTCCTTGTAATAATCTTTGTATAATATATCTTTTTTTTCAAATTCTACGACCCAATCTGTGTTTAGTTCATTTTCCATAATATATTATAAAATAATACATTATATATTCAAACTAATTGGTTTCGTCCGAAACGTATTCCTCTAGTTCATCTAATCTATCAAAATAATAGTAATCATAATTTGGAAATTTATAATATTTCTCGTATTCTTCTTCCCCATAACTTTCAATATACATTTCTTTCCATGATTCATAACGTTCTTCTAATTTTTCTAATACGTCTAGAAAAGTAGGTTTATACTCATTCATAACTTGTTTTTCTCCGTAACGGAGTGTTTTTATACGTGTGATTGGATTTAATTGTATTTCTACCCACCCTGGGTTTAAAACATCTACAGGCTCTACGTATTCCATTTTTGTTTTTTCCGCGTAATTAAGAAGAGATGTTTCTTTTTGACACGGATTTTCAAAAAAAGAAGGGAAATCTTTGTCATTCATTACAAATGTGGACTTCTTTGCCTGTGTTTCTTTAAAGAAATTTCTTTTGTTATGGTACATGCCTTTATAATATAACGTATTGTCTTTAAATGGTACATTTTACAAATATAATACATTCAGCAAAAAAAGTATTTAAAAAGATAATCGTATAAAATACACTTCCTAACAGCAAATCATTTGTAGTATTCTTTCTCCAAACCAAGGACAAAAAACGTTGAATACATACATACAGGAGGTCGTGGGTGTACGGCAGGAGTATTTACTGACATTTTTTTGTCTATTTTTAAAATATGTTGAATGTATAATGTCAACATTCTTTTTCTACAAAAATTTAAAAAATGTGGAATTAATTAAAAAAATAAACAAACATTTTACTATTGAAGATGGATTACTAGAAAGCTGTTATCCGTCTTTAAAATGTGAAAATGAAAACACTTTAAAGGGAAAAATCGTTCACTTTAATACAACGCTGCAAGACGTGTTAGAAAAAATAAATGATATACCTGAGTGTAAAAGTGAAAAAAAAGACAAATATACAGTTGAAAAAGTCTGGGTAATTAAACATGGTGGTCGTTCTCAAGCATACATTATTTATTAATTTTTTTAGTGTTAGATATCATTAATATCAATAAAATCTTCTTCCATTTTTATAGTCGCCGTTGCGTTTAATCCTGCATACTCTTCTCCGGTTTCTTCTGTAAATTCAATTTCATCTTCAGCGCTAGGTGTTGCATCTTGTGTTGAAAATAGAGTCCAATTTTGGTTCGGTATTTTTTTTAGCATTTCTTTGTTATGGTCCGTATAAACTTCCAACAAATCGCAATTCGCCATTTTTCCAGTACTTTCTTTTCCGGCTTCCCATTCTCTCAATCCAATCAATAACCACGACCCCATACCTATAAAATTGTCTTTTTTTCCTCTTCCTCTAAACTTACCTCTGATATGACATAATCTCGTCTTGTTATCAATACATAAGACGTGGCACATTCCATTCCCTAAATTTTTACTTACTTGCGCATATAATTCCAAAGGGTCTTCCGACACCCTTAGTGCTTTATTACTTTTACTTTCACTCACGAATTTTCGTGCTTGACCTTTTGCTTTACTTCCACCAGTAGTATTCTTTACCATTCTGTTATTATATTTGTATATTTCTAATAACAAACAAAGGATTTCAATTTTTTTTATAATAGAAAACTCAATCGAAAATGACGCATTTTAAACAGATAATCTCTCACGCATTCTTCTTCCACATCCAGACAATATTGATTCCACGTTTTTAAATCCATCGGTGAAATCTCACAAACACTTTTATCACTCACCTCTTTTGATTGTTCATCTGGATAATAATTATAAAGGGAATCAAATTCTTCTTCTTTTTCCTCTGTAAAGAAGATGATTTTTTTTTGTTCGGCAACTATTTTTCCATAGGGTTCTATTCTTTTTTTCCATAGAGGACTATGAGATGCATAGTACAACCAATCTTTAAAATAAGCATCTTGTATGTTTTGCGTTTCTCTCTTTAAACTAAAGAGATTCAGTTTTTTTGTCTCATTTATGTTATAGATACGCGCTTGTTTTAGAATTTTGTGGGCTGGCAACGATTCGCTGGTTTCTATCGTTTCGTACATGACTATTTCTTCAGGTTTCACAGCGACATACAAATTTTTTCCCATACGTAAATCGTTCATTAACGAATAACCATGCATAATGCGTGATAACAATATAATTCTTTTATCTGTATTGCCTGTATTGCTCGTAGACGGTTTCATAAACAAAGTTGCATTTATTTTTTTAGGCACACAAGTAAAGTAATTCAATACTGAAGTAAAACAACTTTTTATTTTATCTTCGGCTAGCTCTTTCAAAAAATGGGCAATTTTAACGTAATCTTTGGATTTTAATAAATCTTCTAGTTTTTCATCTTCTAGTTTTTCATCTTCTAGTTTTTCATCTTCTAGTTTTTCATTTGTTACTGTATTGCTATGAACAATTTGGTTTAGTATAAAAACATCCGCTGTGTATGAACGAATCATAAAATTATTACATATAACCGCGATTGTTTTAGGTTCTTCTAATTCTTTGCATTTTTTATATAAAAATGTTTCAAATGATGGGTTGATAGCTGCATAAAATTGATAATAAATTGTCCAAATGAAATCCGTAAGGTCCTCTTTAAATCCAGAATAATACAACTCATATGCCCAAAATAAAGCATCGTCGTTTTTATTCAAAAGAGAGAACAAGAGCGCTATTTTTACCTCTTCCTTTTCGTACAAATATCTAGTAAAAACAAATTCAGTTTCTTTCATTTTTAGTTTTCATCTTTAGTTTTCATCTTTGAGTATAAAAAACAATCAATTTTTTTATCTAGTGTAAATATATAATGCCGCCTACTGCTTGGAATATGTTTGTGAAAAAAGTTTTCCAGGAAGGTAAAAGTAAGAATAAAAGTTATAGTTTTAAACAAGCCTTAAAAGATGCTAGTAAGCGAAAGGGAGAAATGGGTTCTGCGACAAAAACAAAGAAAACAAAGAAAGGAGGCAGTTGTTCCGTAAAATTAGGAGGCAAACGAAAGTCTAGAAAGAATGGAAAGAATTAATGCAATATTCTTTCATACAATTCATTTATGGAGGATTCTTTTACAAAACTCCAATCAGAATGCTTCTCATATAATGTTTCAAATCTTATATGAGTATTTTCTAATGTTTCTCTCTTAAACGGATTCGGATGAATATTTTCTTTCAATAAAACACACCAATCTTTTATAAATTCGCTTTGAGAGATGTGTTGTACTATATGCAAATACAACAGACTTGTACTAAAATTATCCCATGTTTTTATAAATTGCAGTATCTCATGAATAATATCTGTTTTGGGTTTGTTTATGTATGTACTTAGAAAAGAAACACACTCATTATAATATGTTTCTTTTTCTCTCGGAGAGAAAAATTCTAAAACGGAAAGCGAGCGTGTATAATGAATAGATACCTCTTCTATTTCTGATTTGGTAATGGTTACCCCGTCGTTTCTTATTATAAAAAACAATAATCTTACTTCTAACGGTGTATTTGTAAAGTTTTGTCTATTATTTATTATTTCAGTTATATAATCACTTGATAATTTTTCCAATAACAAACTTCCTCGAAACTCATGCAAAACAGGATTATAATTATCAGAAAAAACAATATTTTGTGTAGATAAATGGAAAAAACAAATCTTCTCTCTTTCTAATATTTTCAGACTTTCTAACAAATAAGAATAAGAATCCATTAAATAAAGCAAAAACACTTTAATATTAGGCAAATGAAAGAGAAAAGAGACAAACGGAATCATTTGGGTGTTTTTGTACAACACATATTTCTCTCTTGTATCGGTGTTTTCATTCTGTATTTTTACAAACTCTGCGTTTTCAATCAGATTGTATCTTTCTCTGTAATATTGAATCTTTTTTATTCTTTTACTGATTAAAAGGCCATTTATAAAAGAAAAATCATACAAAGAAACATGATTTTCTTTTTCATTTCGGATTGTTTCTCTTTGATTTTCTTGAAAAATGTATTTTTCTAGTAAATCCACATCTATTTGTAGATTTTCTTTATCCTTATCCTTTTTATCCTTTTTATCCTTAGTCGCATCGGTTGTCATTTATTCTTTTCAAAAGATACATTTATTTCGTTATCCTAAAATATCTATTTTTATACGTTTTTTTTATTTTATTCTGTATTTCTTCTTTTACTATCCCTGCCTCTAATAATTTTTCTATTTCTTCCCTAATCAATTCCTTATTATTCTTGCAAAAATCCAAGAATCCTTCTGATGGTTTGTAATCTTCTTTATAAATATTGGTTCGAACATGTTCGTCCATCATCTGTAAAATTTCTTTGTTTTTTGCTAGGTATTGCCGTCTTTTAGGTTTTGTCTCTCTTTCTGTTTTTTTCCGAAAATAATATCTGGCGCTTTTAAACATTTTGTCTAGTATATCCCCGTCATACCCTATTTCTTCTAATCTTTTTATCTCGTGAGAAACGGATTGTTCATTTTCTTCTGTCCATCGCTTCCATGCTTCTTTAAAGGTATGTCTATCGTCGTATTGATGAATTTTAGAAAAGACATACAATTCCTTCATAAAATGTTCAGTAAATTTGTATCTATAAATGTTTACTTCATTTTTACTTTCACGATCTGTCATGTTTGATACTTTCTCATGTTAATAAGTATTTCATTTCAATTTTTTTATTTGAATTATATTATGAATAGAGTAAACACGTATGTTTTGTATAAACAACCTTTTCTAGACAGATTTTCACAGTGTTATATAAATATTGTTACTATCAATTTGATTCCTCAAGGACCATTAAGGGCTTTTGTTGGGAGAGCTGAATTCCCACCCTTAAGTTCTTTTAAAGAGTCCTTTTGTAATCGCATATGCGGTCTTGCTTTAAGAAGCATACGCGACGGATACAGAAACGGATACGGAAACGGAAACGGATACGGAAACGGATACGGAAACGGATGTGGTTGTTCTTTTATGTCTGTTGATGAAATACCTGATTTGTTTGCGTTTTTATTATCGAATGGATACGTGATTGATACACAATTGACTAAAATGCTCAATAAAGAACAATTTCAATCCTCTGAACGGGAAATCATTTGTTTTTTTTCTTACGAACAAATAGACAAGACAAAAAACAAATAAATGATTATAAAAAAAAATGATATAATAATGTTTTTTATTATATTATTCAAATGTCTGATTCCAAAATGCCTATTCCTGAATCTGTCTTCAAATTATCGGAAGACAAACAAATTCTTATACAAAATTACATTCAACAACTGAACGAACAACAAAAAAAAGCATATTTGATTGCTTATCATCATTTAGGTTCTTCTTTTAATGTACATAAAAGCAACGGGTTTAAAGAATGGAACGCAAAATAAATAATAGCTAAAACACGCAATACGAGCTCTAAATGTATCCGCATACCTGTATTTTGAATACATTTTCACATGTCTTTATGATTTGGAATGGTTTACAGTATAATTTATGTAATGTTTCACATCCTTCGTTCAAATGAGGCGACACTTCTCCGGTGGCTATTAGAACCGCATGACGAAAAATTCCGCAATCTATTTTTTCAATCAAAACAGGTTCATGAGGGCATACTATTATTTTCTGTTTTAGACATGTATATAAAATATAATTTATTTTTTTATGTACGTTTCTTTCTCTTACGAGTGACTCTTTTTCCACCTTTTTTACTATTGTTATTATTGTTATAATGAGGTTTATTAAATTCACTTATGGATTTTAAAGTTCTTCCACCTACTTGTTTTGCTTGTTGAACTTGATTACTCATATTTTGAGCAGTTGCATTTATAACATCGGCGTAAGCGGTTGTCATTTCCGCGAAGGCATCTGTACTAGCGGTGAATGCTTCTCCTGCGTTACTTAACGAACGTATAGTACCTATTAAAACTCCAACTCCAGGTATTTCTTCTGCGGTATTCAATAATATTTTTACACCTGATTCTGCAATTTTAGAACCTGATTTTTCCGCTACTTCTAATGTTTTGTCAACCAAAGGTTGAATAAAAGGCTCAGACGCTTGTAAAGCAGCGGCACCGATTATTGCTGAATTTGAAATTACTTCATTAAATTCCCTATTAGTATTTTCTGGATTATCTAAATCAACCCCCACAAATTTTCCGGCTGTTTTAATCCCATTTGTGGTAATACCTTTTATAAGTGTAACCGTATTTCCAAGAACTCCTCTAACTTCTTCACTAGCGGATGCTGAATTTTGTCTTTTGTTTTCTCTATCTTGTTTTATTTGTTGTAAAATTTGCTCTCCTGGTGTATTTGGAGATTGTACATTTCCATCACCTCCATATATTTTTTTTGTTTTATTTTTTTTCATGTATTATACTTATATTATGTTTTTTAAACTCTGCAAATGTCATAGAATAATTTTTGTTCATATCTTTTTTTAGTATTTTTTTCAAAATACTAAAATTAGAAAACCTTCCGACACACGTATAATGATTTGATTTTTCTTTTAAAATTATTTTTTTTTCCTTATCAGTATTTGGAACATTTGTAGTATAATTTTTGGGAAAAGGCGCATTATTCACTCTCCCACTTCCTGCTTCTTTGTTATAACTTTTAAAATTGGCAAAGACATTTTTTTTTATTTCTTTCTTTTCTTCCTCTTTCTTTTCTTCCTCTTTCTTTTCTTCATATCTTTCCAATTTTTCTTCATATTCTTTCAACTGCTCTTGCATATCAATATATAATTCTGTACATTTATAGGTCATTACGTATTTTCTACAAAGAGTTTCCAAAAAACGATAAGGAACGGTATGGTCACTATAATATTCGAATGTTTCTTTTTCTGTATTATAATACATAACTACATTCCCTACAGGAGTCATATCCATGACAAAGCAGGTGTTTAAACGCTTATGACGCTTACCTAAAATACAATTCATTACTTCTTCTCTCGTAGAGGTATCTATCATCATTTCATATGTTTCCTCTTCTTCTTTTGTTAATTGGGTTGTCATTTTACTAACCTCTTTTAAATATTTATCTTCGTAATTTATATTTTCTATCTTTTCTACCTTTTCTACATCTGTTTCTGTATCACTATCGCTCTCGCTAATGTATTCGCTAAGGTAAAAATTATTATAAATGATTGTATCTATTATTTTAGAAAAATTCTTAGAATACTTCTCATTCTGAATGAAAAAAATAAAAGAAAAAAGCATACATACATACAAAAATAATATATTTATCTCATTACTTTCATCAATTCTTTCCATTATCGTGATACAATCTGTTTTATTATTTTTAAGCATTTTTACTAATTGATAATTTCTCTAGTCTTTCTGCAAACAAATCTTTGATTTCCTTTTTTAAATCAGGAACATTTATTAACTCATAAGTGTCCTCTTCTGGATGTAATCGGACTAAACACAAATTCTTTACTGTTTTATTGTATTTTTCTTCTAGTATCGCTTTATAAATATTTAATTGAAGCGCGTAATGCCAAAAATTGGAATCAAACAAATGACTTATAGAAGGAGTTATCGCAAATGTATTGTAATTATTTACTCGAGTAATTTCCTTTGAACGTTTCCAATCATAAATAGATAGGGTCTGGTCTGGATTTTCATACACCATATCTATCGTTCCTGATAATTTCAGCTCTTCGTGATAGATAGACCACTCGGTTCGGTAAGGTTTCAAATGAGGAGTATCTTTCAAATAATGAATGAAATAATTCCATTCTTTACTTTCGTTTTGTTCTTTGGTTTCTTCTGATTCTTCTGTTTCTTCTGTTTCTAACTTACATACATGGTCATACAATTCTTTGTGTGTATAAGGAAATGCGATACATGGATTATTCATAAAGCATTCAATCCGAAAATGCAGATTCGTTCCTAGAAAACACGCTTCCTCTTTTTTTTTGTTCCAAAGTTCCTTGATTTCTTCTCTCGTTAATCCCCAGTATGTATGACCTTCTTTCCAATTTTTCCCTTGAAACATTTTTGTAATAACAAGGTCCGCATCAAAACACGGAAAATGAGTATGATTCCAAGTAGTGACAGATGTATATTGGCTGTCAGGGTCTGTTTTAATTACGTATTTATGACCTTCTTCTACAAAAGTAATATTCATGTCCCGTTCATGAGAATTGTATTTTAACACCGGTTTTAACTCTTTTTGATACGATAAATCTTTTGATTTTGACCTGGTTTGCATTATGTTATGATGTATGATAGTATCATAGAAGGGAATCATTTTTTTTATAAAAAGATAATAAGATAATAAGATAATAAAAATATTAAATATTATTTGATTTATATATAAATGAGTTTTGATTTGAATATCCAAAATTACAAAAAACATGAATTAATTCGAATGTTTGAATTACCAGATAATTATGACAGAGCGATTGTAGAAATAAAAGAGTCCAAAATGAAAGAAAACATTCTGAATGATAAAGATATTTCAGAAACAATCAGAATGAAAACGATTCAATTTTTATCATCTGCCAAAAATATTATACTAGACAAAGCAGGCGGAGCAGGAGCAGGCGGAGCAGGTTATGAATTTATACAAAACGTGAATGAAATATACAACACATCTTATGATTTGAAACCTATTAAAGTAGAACAAGAAAATGACCATATGGTTCAAGTAAGAAAAGAAAAACCTTATTTAAGTAGCTATCCGAGTGAATTTTTTCCTGGAATTATAAATCCTCTGAAAAAAAAAGTAAACCGTATTAACTTGAATATAGATACGCGATTTCGAGAGAATTATTATGGTACGGCATCTACTTTTTTTAACATGATTTGTCCTTTACATATTAATAACGTGATGACTATGCAATTGACGGCTATTGAATTACCACTTTCTTTTATGAACGTTTGTAAACAATTTGATAACAATTTCTTTAAAATAACAGTAAACAATATTTCTACAACTATCTTTATTCCGAATGGAAATTATACACCAGACGCAATCATCAAGGTAATTAACAATCTGTTGGTAAATTTAGGAGGATACTTTCAGTATATTGTATTTTTGGTCAACGAAAATAATGGCGGTAACAATAAAACAATCGTAGGAATTAATTCTACTTACACAGGTTCAGAACCGATTGATTTTTCTATTGACTTTCAAGCCAACGGTGCAGGAACCTTTGATGATAGCACTCCGCTGCCCTTAAAATTTGGTTGGCTACTTGGATTTAGAAACGGTGTTTATATAAACAATCAATCTTATGTATCCGAGGGCATTATTGATATGCAACCTACCAAATATGTTTATTTATGTGTAGATGATTATAACAATAACGTAAGTAATAGTTTTTATAGTGCATTTAATTCTTCTGTTTTAAACAAAAATATTTTGGCACGAATTACTTTATTAACGAATGTGTCCTTTGCTACGTATTCAGAAAACAATTTTAATGTGGTTACATTTCCAAGACAATACTTTGGTCCTGTTAATGTTCATTCTTTACAAATTCAGTTATTGGATGCTTATGGCAGAGTCGTTGATTTAGACAATATGGATTTCAGTTTTTGTTTGACCTTTCAAACTGCATATGATATATAAAATATTTTTATATATAAAAGATATGTTTAATAATTCAACTATTCAAAAAGTATTTTCATCCTCTTTTGCTACTGGAAAATCTACCTTTCAAACAAACAAACCTATTGCTGATGCGGGAGATTACATTTCAAGGATAAAAGCAAGAGCGGTTTATTGTAATCCATTAAAATGTAATGATAGACTTATTGTAAAAAATTATAATGCATTACATTTATTAGAAAAAGCGAAATTAGATGAAAAATTGTTAAATAACGTTTCTGTTGGAGCTAAAAATTTAAATTTGAACTTATTCACAAAATTAGATTTAGAGAATGTATGCGTGGTTAGATTGGATCCATCTACATGCCCGACCGATATAAATATAAATAATAATTTTATTACTAGTTATACGATCGACCCTAATGGCGAATTATTTGGTAATAATATTTGTGGATTATATAATTATCAAAGTTACTGGGTGCCTTATTCAGCGAATGACATAAACATTTGACGATACAAACCGGATTTTAAAATATAAAATCTGATTGAATTATTTTTTAAAATACACCAACATTTTTCTATTTTAAAGATAATATAAATTACAAAAATTATGATTATTCTTTTACAAATTCCAATTCTTAAGTTCCAATTCTTAAGTTCTAATTTTTCTATTGCCGTTCCATTCTATTCAACATTTTTTTGGCCTTAACCGATATATTTCTGTATTTTCTGCCTTTGGTTCTTCTCTGCCGCGACCTAATGTACGCAGCATACACTCCTTTTTTAGAAATGGTGCATGTATTTTTTTTACATATAGGAAAGGATTTTTTAGTTCCCAAAAAACATTTTCTCCCACATTTTTGTAACATTACAGTTCTTTGGTGGTAACCTGGTTTTTCATTTTTCCATCCAGACCAGGGATTTTTGCGCGTATTTTTCATTATATAAAATGAGAAAAAGAGAAAAAGAGAAAAAGAGAAAAATGATTATTCAATATTGTTTTATTATATGAGAAGACAAAGTTTCGAGAGGTTAAATCAATTTTTACATTTGTCAGAACACAAACCCGATGTAAATAATGAGAATGAAATTTACCTAAATGATAGCGACGAGAATCGTTCTATCAATTATTCTATTGAAGAAATTAGTGATTTAGAAGATACCAGTGATGGTTCGCAAAAACAAGTTTATAAAAATGGAAATTCACGCGAGTATTCAAGATTGAAATACAAAGATGTAGAAGAACACATGGACAGCATGTACTTAGATGATAATCATAAGTATTCTAACTCATTAGATATATTAGCAAGTTATTTGAAAGGACAGAAAATTATATATATGGAATCAAAGTACTATTCGGAAAAACAACTAAATTATTTAATGTTACCCGCGATTATGTTATCTACTTTAGCCATCGTTATTTCTTCTATCACTTCAAATTTTGTATGGGGTTCTTTATTGATTTCTGGTATAAATGGTATTATCGCTTTTTTATTAGCGCTTGTTAATTATTTAAAATTAGATGCACGTGCAGAAGCACATAAAATATCTGCGCATCAGTACGATAAATTACAAACGTCTGTTGAATTTAAATCAGGCTCTATTTTATTGTTTCCCAAAGAAGGATGTGAGAAAAAAGAGCAAGACTCGTACCAAGACCAGAAAGAAAATAAAGAAAAAAAGGAATTAGAGGAACATCATTTATTACAAAATATACTAGTCAAGACCATTACAGAATGTGAAAAAAAAATAAGCGAAATAAAAGAAACAAATCAATTTATTATTCCTCGAGAGATTCGTTTAAGATATCCCATCATGTACAACACGAATGTTTTTTCTATTATTAAAAAAATAGAAGATAAAAAGAAAAAATCGATCACTTTATTGAAAAACATTAAAAATGAGATTCGTTATTTAAATCATTCGCTTGATTTGGATGAAGATAAAGAAAGAGAGAAGAAGATAAAAAAAAGACTTGTAAAATTATTAAATTTGAAAAAGGATTATGTAAAGGAGATTTTATTATTGAAATCTGCCTTTTCTATTGTAGACCAAATGTTTTTACAAGAAATAGAAAACGCGGAAAAAATGAAACGTAACTGGATGTTCATATTGCTTTTTGGGAATTATCCTCTCGATTTACCAGAACCTCAACAAATGAATAAATTTATTAGTGGAATTATGGACCCGTTTAAAGACAAGGAAAATGAAGATATTTTAAGGAAAAAAATGGAAGAAGAGAGAAAGAAAAAGGAAAAAAAAAGGAGAATCAAAGAACACATGCAAAACAGAAAAATTTTGTGTTGGCCTTTTTGTTATAGCGTTGAATCATACGATAAAGAAAGCAAAGAAATCAAGATGGAAGAAGGAAGATATCAAAAAGAAACGAAAAAAGATAGCGCAAAGCATAAAGAAAAGGAAATAGATATGAATTACGTCGATTTAACTTCAGAGGAAAAATGTTTTCACTAGATCCGGTTAGAACTTTATGAATTTTGTTCGAAAATATTTTATATAGGTTTATTTTACATCTTGATTTTTATACTGTAAATATATGGTTTAAGAACATTTAAGACATTTTATAAATCGTAAAATGAGGTATTGTGTTGATAACATATGTGTAAATATATATATAAACATATATACATGTCTTTTGCTGTATCTGTTATACCATCACCTGTTAAAGTAGCGGTTATTACAGGAATTACAGGACAAGATGGATCTTATCTAGCCGAACTTCTATTGGAAAAAGGCTATATTGTATGGGGACTCATCCGTCGTGCATCAGACATAAACACGCATCGTATTGAACATTTGTACAACAATAAAAATTTAATCATTAAATACGGCGACATGACAGACGGCACTAATTTGTTAAATATTTTGTATAACATAAAAACATCTTCAGATTTAGAAAGACTAGAAGTGTACAATTTAGCGGCTATGAGTCACGTAAAAGTTTCTTTTGAAATGCCAGAGTACACCGCCGAAGCAGATGGTGTTGGAGTATTGAAATTATTGGAAGCCATTAGAAGTAGTGGTTTAGAAAACATCACGCGATTTTATCAAGCATCTACATCTGAATTGTTTGGATTAGTTCAAGAAGTTCCGCAAAAAGAAACTACTCCTTTTTATCCTCGCTCCCCTTACGGTGTAGCAAAATTGTATGGGTACTGGATTACTAAAAATTATCGCGAATCTTATAACATGTTTGCATGTAACGGAATTTTGTTTAATCACGAATCTCCTAGGCGCGGGCCCACTTTTGTGACTCGGAAAATTACACGTGGATTAAATATGATATTAAAAGGGGAAAGAAGCGCGCTTGTCATGGGAAATATTGATGCCAAGCGTGATTGGGGACATGCGAAAGATTATGTGGAAGGTATGTGGCGTATTTTACAAGCCGACGTTCCTCAGGATTATGTATTAAGCACAAACGAGTTTCATTCTGTGCGCGAATTTATTGAAAAAGCGTTTGCCTTAAAAGGGTTTGAAATTTTGTGGAAAGGTTCTGGAATAGATGAGATTGGTTATGATAAAAATACCGGAAAAGAACTTATTTTTATTAGCGAGACTTATTTCCGACCGGCAGAAGTAGAGGAATTATTAGGCGATTCTACGAAAGCCAGAACTGAACTGGGTTGGAAACCTGAATACACGTTTGACGGATTGGTAAAAGAAATGGTGGAGTCTGATTGCAAATAAGTTTTTGATTTTATTTTTTATTGATTTTATTTACGTCTTACATAAAATAATTTATTTACTGGTTCATTATAATGGTCGTTACGAATCTCCGGAAAAAATAATTTATTCGGTTTAGAATTTGTGATTTTGCGTTGATTCGTTATGCATCTTGCAACTCGTTTACAGTTTGGTTGCTTTGGTCTAATGTATTCTAATTTTCCTTGATTCACTTTTAAATTCATCGATTTCAACATATCCTCATAAGAAAATTTTGATGCCTTTTCATTTGTTTCTGACTTATTGGATGATTTGTTGGATGGTTTATTGGATGATTCATTTATAGGCGTTTTTTCTATTGTATTTATGTATTCTTCTATTATATTTGTATCACGTATAATTATAATATCTTCAAAAATATTTATTTTATTTTCTTTTACACCATAGGTGCAGTCTTCGTTGGAATCATAAATTTCCTCTAAATGTAATTCTTCCATACAATTATATTATACGAATATATTATAATTTACAAAATAATATTTGAATATATAAATTGAATGTATATTCAAAATAAAGGAATATCTCAAACTATTATACGAAATAATCACCATAAAGATATGTACCAAATGGATTGGGATACCGACTACGATGGCCATAATGCGAACATTTCAGTTAATGTGTTAGACAAAAATAGATTGACACATTATGAAGCACAATTAGATAATACAGATTTAGAACAGTTGTTTAGTATTCCCAGTATTAATTCACCTCTTCATAGAAGATTAATGAAAGATTTTCCGCGCAAATCTAGAAAATCGTGTAGAGCGCCTGTTATTCGATTGAATTCCAACGAAAACACTTCCTTATACATTCCCAAAGTAAAAAGTACACATAAACGGTCTAAACACACGCGCAAGTCGTATAAACATTATACGCATTTATCTAGTCCGGCAAAAAATGAGCAGCTTGTATTCGGCTCCCCCAATCGTACCAGCAGAAAAGGAAAGGTGTTCCATGTAAAAACTAAAGATACTATATAATATTATTAACCTATTTTATATAATGTCTTTTAGAAAATACGGCGGATTGAATTATTCAGCTAAACAAAATTTTTCTAAAAATCATTATGCTATTTCACATAATGTATCTATTACTGAAAAAGTTCTAGATCAAAATAATTTAAACATACAAGGCACTTCCACTTTTAATGGAAACTTGAATGGAAACGCGGGCTTTTTTGATAATTTAACTGTTTATAGTAATTTAACTTTGTTCAAGACTCTTTCCATAACTAATTTATTAGTAGAAAGCACCTCCACTTTTACGGGAACATCTACTTTTAATAATACTGTTTATTTTTATGGTCCTTTGATTTTTTCAGGAGGATTTACGGTGGGTTCAATTAATTCTACAGGATTAATTACGGCTACTTCTTTCAATCTTAGTAATAATGATTTTAATGTTACTAGTTCGGGAGGTCTTACTGCAGCTTCAGTTAATGCTGGAACTATTACTACTAGTGGGAATGTAGCCGCCGGTTCTTTTGCTCTTACTACGAGTAGTCTTTTTAATGTTGATACTACGGGGAATGTTTACGCTACTACTTTCAATCTTAGTAATAATGATTTTAATGTTACTAGTTCAGGAGGTCTTACTGCAGCTTCAGTTAATGCTGGAAGTATTACTACTAGTGGGAATGTAGCCGCTGGTTCTTTTAATGCTTTGTCCGATTCTTTTAATGTTACTAGTTCAGGAGGTCTTACTGCAGCTTCAGTTAATGCTGGAAGTATTACTACTAGTGGGAATGTAGCCGCTGGTTCTTTTAATGCTTTGTCCGATTCTTTTAATGTTACTAGTTCAGGAGGTCTTACTGCAGCTTCAGTTAATGCTG